CCAGGGCACGTCCTCGGTACGCATACCGCGTGTAATGCCGCCATCGGAAAAACAGCGAGTTCCATCAAGCTTGGTTGAAATGTAGAATCCACCGATGCGGTGTTTCTCAACCTTCAAGGTTTCGGCAAGTTGCAAAAACTCTCGTCTCATGTTTCGCTCCTGAAGTCCGGTTGCCAGTCGTGGCCCTTGCGGATCATGTCGCCGTCCGACACGCCACCGGCCAGAAACGCCTTGGCTCGGTGCATCGACGTTTCAGCGACCTGTGTCAGTTCGGCACGCTTGCGAGCCAGTGCGTTCTTCAGAAGGGTTCCGTAGTTCTCAAGCTCCTCGCCCCACCGGGCGAGCAGATAGACTTCCTTCTGCCACGACCACTGCGGGTGTGGTTTCAGCCCTACCAGCACAGGGTCTTTGATCGCGGACGAGGCAGCGTCCCACACTTGCAGCGTCTCGAACTGGTCCATTGCGTGGGAAGCGATCTGCAACACGCGAAGGGGAATCGGTGTTCGCCGATAGTCTGACAGCTTCGATACGGTCGGGCAGAGAACTCGGTAGACGAACTCCTGCTCAGCCGTCGCTTGCGGGTAGGGCATCCGCACTGGCGTCTCCACCTGGAGAAGGGTCTTTTGACCATCCAGGCCGAGTTCCTCGATCAGTCGGAGGGCTTCTTCGGACTGTTCAACCTCTTCAGCGGCGGTCTCTTGGCACTCAAAGGTTTCGACTGGCATAGGATGCTCCGTAATAGGTCTTCGATTGACTTCTCAGCTTCAACATAAGTCGAGTACACCACCAAAGAGGGGTTACTGATCGCAAACTCAACGTATTTGGCTGGAAAGTAGTGCATACACCTATGAGTACCCCAACTAACCCTGTTTACACATCAAATTTTCTTTTTCCTCGAAATTCTTGTAAATCCTTTTGAGTCGGTTACTTATTGTCGTCTGTGGAATCCCAAGCAACTGTGAAATTGCTGTCTGAGTGTGCTTCTGGGCTCTTAAAACAACGATCTGACGATCAGTTTCCGTTTCACAGCAAGACAAGATTGTCTCTTCGAGGTCCGTGGTTGGTTCGTCGGCAAAGCACAATTCGTCTAAGAACTCGGTCGGGACAGTAAGGTCCGTGTGCTTGGCTTCTCGTTTGATTGCATGAAATAAAGCTCGTCCAAGATAAGCTGACATCCCCGATGAGACGAATCCTGGTCGGGAGCAGTCGTCAACCGCCTCAACCAAACCTAGCATTGCCGCAGAAGTTAAATCGTCTTGCATATAGTCAAAATCCGGGTGGTTGGAAATGAATTGTTCCACCAGCTTTAATGCAAGAGGGGTGTTCTGTTCGACCATCTTGTCTCGGGCTTCCTTATCCCCGGACGCAACGCGCTTTTGCAGTTCGTTGTTATCTGGTCGCTGAGTAATCACGGCTCGAAGATTCGCGTTCAGTTCTCGGTTGTACCTCATGTTGTCCTTTCAATGATCCATGCGCAGTAGAAGTTCGGTCGGTAGTGATAAGTGGTTCCGTTCGGGTCGCAAATAATTCCGTGGTCGAATGCAACGGCGTGGCTGTAGCCAGTGAGCACGCCACGGTGGTGTGACACAACGTCGGCAAACCGCTCAAGTGCCGCCGCTTCACTGCCGCCTCGCAGTATTGAGAACGCTGGAACTGGTTCAGCCGGGGCGTGGCGAGGTGTCACCTCGATTGGTGTCACGGCAAAGCCGGCGCGAAACGCCACGTCGATGCACTCCTGAACGTGGAAACCCCTTCTACGGTGAGGCTCCTCCAGAGTGGGCCAGATGATTTGACTGCCGTCGTGGCCGATGTGAGCGATAAAGTCACTCACCGGTACGTTGAGAGCCATCGCAAAGCTGGTCGGCACACAGGACCATCGGTTTGGTTGCTTCTGTAAGTGCATCAGCTAATCCTGTTGAGAATTTCTGTAAACGACAACGGACGTAGATCACAATTATCAACTCCGACATCCATAGCCTTTCGACCGGGCCAAACAGAGTCCAGAGTCGATTCAAGACTTCCGTGACTGTGACCATACAAGTGGATCGAGCCGTGTGTCCGACCGTGCCAGGAGGCGTGTGGGTAGTGGCTCATGTGAACCTTGTGGCCTTCAATCTTCTGATACACAGAATCACGCATTGTTGAGACGTATTTGGCCAGACTCGTAGCGTCGTGGTTGCCGGTGACGATGTGCAGTTTGCGGACTTTGATACGGTTCCGATATTTGCCATAGTTTGATGCCTGCCAGGCGAAGTCGCCGAGGATGTATAGTTCGTCGTTAGTAGCCACAACCTGATTGATATTGGCGATGAGAACCGAATCCATCTCCTCAACCGACGCGAATGGTCGGTTGGTGTGTTTCAGAATGTTCTTATGGCCTAAATGCAAGTCAGCTGTGAAGAATGTCATTTTTCATCTCCTCCAACAGTTTGTCGATGTCCGGCAATTCACCCCACGAGTCCTTCCAGTAATCACGCATGTTGGGAAACGCAAACAGCTTGTCGTAGTTATCCTGGTCGGCCCCAGTCAGAATCCATATCCCAACGCCGAACTTTTCCCATTTTGGCCATTTGAGTTTCTGTGCCTTTGTGAACGAATACTTACCCTCAACTTTCACGTCGATCCAACGCGAGCCCCATTTCGGATGGTGGGCGAATAAGTCTGGAATACCCACTTGGAACGCATTACCGATGAGGCGCTCAACGAGCCAACCTCGGGCTTCGAGGTAGTCGATTAGGTCTGATTGAATCCTGTACTCCGGCCCGTGTTTAGCTCTCATGGATTGTGTGCGGCCTCTTGGGTTCGTTGGCCCTTAGTACGCACCTTCTTGCTATTTCCCACTCTCGCTCGGTGTAGTCCAACCCAACCAAAGTGCAAACAAAGTGGTCGTTTAATTTAGCGGCAAACCGTCGAATAACTGCTGCCTCGTGCCCGTCATTAGGGATTGCAACTCCGTTGTTGACGCCTGTGCAAATGCAACGGTCAAACGCCTCGGTAACTTCGGCGTATTTCTGTGCCAATGTGTATAGTGGATTATTCATTCAGTCCTCTCCGGGCTATTCCAATGAGCCTGTACGCGAGTCGCCTGTGCCATTCATCGTCACAAGATGCCGCTGGTTGGTCCGTGCCGTGGTTGGCAATGGACTCAAGCACCTCGGTCAGATGCCTGATTCGTTTTTCTGCCAAGGTGAATACGTCCTGCTCTTGAGCAGTTATGATGTTCAGGGCGTCCCAGAGCTTCTTTACTCCTGCGTGGTACTGTTCAGAATCCATAAACACGGTCCTCCACTGGTTGGAACAGTCGATCAACCCACTTGCCCTTTGCGTAGACAAGTAGGCTGTAGTCGGTGAATAGCCCTTTGGTCCCGTCCACAACCTCGTAGACAGACAGGTTTACTCCCGCCCTGGCCGCAGCGAACCGTCTGGCTACTTCAATGGACTCTCCTTTGAACCGAATAGACGCCTTCTCAAATATCCACCAGCCTTGGTACTCGACGTAACCGGGTACGTAGATGGTGTGAACTTTGGTGTAGGTGCCATTGGCTTTGCAGTAGGCCCAGATTTCGTACTTGAATGTTGGTTTCATTTGTCACACGTAAAGAAAGAGTGATCGTCTTGGTTATCGAAAGTCCGTTGCAAGCCCTTCCTTGTGTCCTCAGCTTCGTCCTTGGTCTTATATGGTCCACAGTCGTCGCACTCGGGGATTTCTGTGACCCACCAGCCGTCAATACGTTTAACTGACTTCATGGCCTGCCCAGTTTGCAAAAGAAGATATGTAAAGGGTGTGTTCTTTCCCACCTTGCTCGAATAACACGCCATGCTCGCGTGGTGGGTTCTTTCGACTGTAGAAAATCTTTGGTCGGTATTGGTCTCCAATTCCGAGAACGTGCCTCCGAGTGCGACCAGCGCCACGATTGACGTAAGTCTTACCCACTTGGATTTCAGATACTCTCATTTTTCACCCCAGTTCGATACGTCTTTCTTCCAATCCATCTGTATCAGCGGAATCAAACTCTTGTACGACTCGACTGACGTGTTGATTACTTCTTCAACCTTGTCAACGAGTCCAGGTGGGCTGACAACTACGATTTCGTCATGTACTTGGAACTGGCATACTTGCCAGTCGTTGACACCCGCTGGTTGCAACTCCCACAGCTTGCATTGCACGCTTTTGGTGACACCGGCCGCCGTGCCTTGGATTTCCATATTCCCGGCAGACCGGACGTTAGCAGATTGAATACCGAAGGCCGCCCCGTAGAGGGCACTGGATACAGCCCCGCCCGCTGTCTGCACGCGGTCTCGACGCAACACCTTGACCGGGCAATCTTTCCAGTGCTTGGGTGGCTTTCGGGCGAGATCGAACAGTGCTCGGCAGATTTTGTTTTCGAGAGTGTAGTACCGCTTGAAGCCAAGCATTGTTTCCGCATACTCGGCCGGGTCACTCCAAATGATCTGTGAGCCGATCCCTCCCGGCTGTTGCATAGACTGAAAACTCTTCAGTACACGGGCCTTCCAGTCACCGAGTTTCTTGTACTTGGTCAACAGCTTTTCGATTGCGGCCCTGCCGTCTTTCTCGGCTACACCCAGCTTGTTCAACAGTGTGTTGTGGTCGCCGCCGTACAAGATACTGGCGAAAAACCCTTGCTTCGCTTTGGTGTACAGGTCGTTCTCTGTACCCTTCGTGGCCTTAATGTCCTCGTAGGTGTTGCCGGGAAAGAGCAGGCTGCCGAAGATCGCGTGGATAGACTTGCCCGTCATCAAGTCCGACCGAAGATCAGGGTCACTGGCCACAGCCTCGGCGATTGTGACTTCAAAACTTGAAAAGTCGCCAATGCTGAGTTTCGTCCCATCCCACTTGATCGGGAACAGGCTACGGACATCGACCGTGTGCTTGATGCCTTGTACGTTGAGATTGTCACCACCGCTCATGCGACCAGACAGAGCACCGATCACTTTGAACGAGGCGTGCAGCTTGCCAGCCCGAAGCAACTTCTTGTAGAGTTCCTTTTCCTTGACAGCGAACTTAACAGCCAAGACCTCAGAGGCTCGCTTTGCAGCGGGGTGCTGCCCGACTTCCAAGGTTCCATTGTTGCAACGGACGCAGCCCATCCCCTCGCATTTCGTGCAGGGCTCAGCTTCGGCAACCTGCCAGTTGCTCACCGCTTCGAGCTTGGCCTTACGGGTGGTCTCCTCAAGGATGGTCTTTTCCATCTCGTCCATGCACTCGTAGATATACGCGCGGACGGACTTTGGGCGGTTGACGTTGCACGGAGCCTTGTCGATCGTCTCTTGGGCCGACTTGAGCAGCTTCTTAATGCCGGGGATGTCGATCGTAAATCCGTGCCACCTGACGGCAGCTACCATGCAAGCCAACACCGAGTCGTCATCGTTCGGCTCTGGGTAGCCGAAATGCTTGTCAAGCTCACGGGTATAGACAATATCGTCCTTGGCATACTCGCGGGCAGGCTCATTGGTTGCCCAGTGTTCGATGTGCCGCTTGATAACTCCCGGCCAAGCGTGTCCGCAGACTTTGCCGTCCTTATAGACTTCCCAGTTATTATCAGGACTGCTTATGGCAAGGGCCGTCGGAGCATAGCCGAGTTCCTTTGGTGAGAACTCTCGGCCTAGTTCAATGTCTGAGAAGTGTGCCTTGGGAGGCATTTTCAGAGCATATTCGGCGAGGTACTTGAGACCGCCCGCTGGGTTAAACCGCAGAACCACGTCCTTGAAGTCTGGGTCGATCGACTCGGTTTTCTTATTGATGCGATCGACAGCCTGCCAACGTGGGGCGTTCTTGTCGGCCGTCTTGGCGAAGAAGATTCCGTCAAGCTCAATCCGGGTTTCAAGCTCGCGGGCCAGCGCATAGGCCAGTGCGGTTGGCACGCGCTTTATTCTAATGCTATCCCTCGCCATAAGGGATTGATACGGACCCTTACGCGAGTGGAGAAGAAGATCAAGACAGCCAACAGGCTTACAACAGAGTCCGTCTTGTCCTTTAGGCTCAAGCAGAGCAATCTCTTCGATATGCTCCTCGGGAATCCAATCCCGTGGAAGTAAAGAAAAGATCGTGTAGATTTTGCAGATGTGATACCAGTCAAATACGCAGTTGAATCCGACAAACGTGTGCTGACAAATCCACTCGATAAGGTCTAGCGTCTCACCGACTGGCTTCTTCCAAAACTCGTACAGAGTGATTGGACCATCTTCGACTGCAAACTGCGCCAACACTGGGAGACTGTGCAGGCCGCAAGTTTCAAGGTCCAAGTAGAGGCGTTTCGTCATCGTTCAAGAGTCTGTGGTTTTTTCTTCGCACATTTGCGGCAAAGATTGGTTGTAAATGGGTCGTCTCTCCAGCTATGTCCTGTAACGAAACACCTCACACGTTGCCAGAACCGCATCCAATCACTTGGCTCGCAGACCCAGCAGGCCGCACCTTCCCGGTAAATATCAATTGCCCTCCGCTCTCCGTGGTCTTGGATTCGACCGCTTTGGCACAGCTTCTCGAAACCGGGTTCCCGTTTGATCCAGCCAATGTATATCCAAGGCTTCTTCCGCCGTTTCGCCCACGCTGGAAACGGTATATAAGCCTCTCGTTGTAATAGGAAAGGCGTCATTCAGTTGGGTAAACTCCAATACTGGCCAAGAACTTGATAGCCAAGTCAGCAGGTGTCTCTTCCACTGGCACGTTCTTTCGAGTCTCGACCCGTGGACGCAACCCGTGGTCCTCAATCGTCTTTCGCTCAAGATGGACGACTGCCGCCGTGCTACCAGTGCCGCGTTCCAACCGGCCGTAACAATTGCTTAGACAAGTGAGCGTTAGCTTCAACTCCCAGATTTGGGCAGGAGCACTCGCGTCAGGAAAGTCGTAGGTCTTCTTGGTGTCGTCGGTCGTGATTCGAGTGATGTTGTTTAGCATTGTAAGTCAATGGGTTGATGGAGATACGTTCGGCTCTGTAAAATCCCTCACCACGCAAGGCCGACTTCATCGTCTTGCTTTAGGATTTCATGCCAGTGTGTTCGGATTGCTTCTGTTACAAGTGTTTTGAACTCGCACATAGGCATAGACACTACGGCTGTTGCACCGTCGCGTCCGTCGCTGGTCGCCGGGGAGCGGCATGTGATCTCTACGAGAAAATCTTTGAAGTTAATAGACACATAGGGAGGGTATGGTCCAGTGCCAGTCGGCGTCCAAGCTGATAAGTTTTTCATTGGTTCTCCAGGTAAAAGGCAGTGGTGGGTCGGATTCAAACCGACTTGAGTTGGTAGGCGAACGATCTAACCCGGACACGTTCGACTCTTGGACCCTGTAAAATCCCTCTCCTGCCGTTGTCAGGAACTACGGGAACCTCGCTCTAGGTTCTCCCTGTCGCCAGGGATCGAGGCTTCGAGTATTAACCCCTTCCAAGTAAGTGCGTAAACTTTCTACGCGGCCACCACACAAAGAAACTCCCGGCGTTTATCGCGTGACTACCCACCAGCCACGGTGGCAACTATCGTTACGGCGAAGCAACCGCCCTCCTAGTCACCAGTCACAGCGCTTATAGGTTCAGCCTTTCGGCACGCCGGGAGTTGAAAATCGTGAATCGCGTTATCAACCTCTTCTTGACCGAACTTCTCCTCGATTTCACTCAACACAAGCCGGATAACGGCAGGGCCGTGCGAAGTGGGGTCGTTAATTTCTTCCTCAATCTCGGCTCGAAGGTCATCAAGTTCGTTCATTAAATCTCCGATGCAACGGCTTGTGTTACAAACTCCCATGTGTACCCACCGCACCTCTGTTTGAGTCGGATGCTTCGAGATACGCTGCTACGATGCACGTCTATAGACTTAGCTGCGGCGCTGCATGATTTGTACGTCTTCCCGTCCGACCTGCGTACTGGAAGGACTCGCAATAGCCCTTGGTTGCTGGCATCTGTCATATTTGACCGGTGCGTGTCCCACCGCAGATTAGACAATCGGTTGTTCGCGTGAACACCGTCGTTATGGCAGCCTTCCTTGCCTTTTGGACGTGGGCCGATGAACGCCTTCAATACAAGTTGATGGACGGGCACGGTAGGACTTCTGCCCGCACGGGACAAACGAACCTGAATATGCCCACAAGTTCCGACGCTAGGTTTCAAGATTCGGCCTCGAATCCAATGCAAATGTCCGTTGCGACAATAGACATGCCGAGGCACACTTCGCACGCGCCCTAGATCAGAAATCTGGTAGGAACCCTCGTATCCAGGCACATCTTTCCAATGCTCAATCATTCAGACTTCCTATAACCTTGTCCCACTGCTCAGCCACGTCGGTAAGTTGTTCACGACCAAGGTACTGTCGGTGAAGTGCATCGCTCCAAAGTTGTCCGTCGATCAGTTTGTCCACTTCAGATCGGATCAACCCGACAATGACCTCGGGCTCCAAAGCATCGCGTTCCAGTCGATCAGCCCAGCTAGTCGAGCGTCGTTTATGACGCTACCAAGGTTCTTGTAGGACTGAACCGTGTTGGGAATCAGATCGCGGCTGACAAATTGATAGTACAACTGTCGCAAGGTAAGGATAAATCCTTGCCCTTGGTACTCGGTAATGATCGCATTAGCCTGTTGAATCCGGGCTAGTGCGTCACTACGAAACCGTTTCTTCACGTAGCAAATCTTAGGCATATTCCCCACTCTGTTCCAACTTAGACAGGGTTTCACCAGCCATCCGAACAGCATTGTCCCGCTGGTCCAGATATGGTTCCCGGCGTCGGCACCGCTTCATGCACCCCTCTCCAGGGATTTCCAGACGGAGTTCAGACTCACACTCATCAATGACTTCAAGAGCCAGGGCGTAGGTTTTCCACAACTCCTTGGCAGCCTTGCACTTATTGTACAGGGTTAGGTGTTGTACGAATGCGACAACAGTCACCCAAAACAGGACCGCACTAATCAGAGCCAAGACTTCCATTGATTGTTCCTCCACCTGTAAGTAACCCAACTCCCTTGTTTTACACTAACTTTCTTCAATATTTTTTGCTTCCGCCACAACCGTGATGAATCCTTCTTGGATGTCATCTAAGGACTGTTCCCACCCGATGAACTTGCCTTCGATGTTCTGAGCGATGATTCCGACCATTTTCTGAGCAATCTGAACCAAGGCGGCTTTTGCCAGTAGTTCGCCTTGGCGAATCTTGTTGGACTCAGCGTTGTGACACAGCGAGCCACGAACGCGGATAATGTCGAGTGCGAGCCCCGTCTGCTCGTTGTTGATCGCATCCTCTTCCATTACGGTGAGGATATTCAGCTCCTCGTCGATGTCCGTTGAGGAAGCGTCATTCCGAAGCTCCTCCATGCGGCTCACTTTGCGTTGGTCGGTAAGCTTTAGTCGGCGTCCTATTCCCATTATCAGGCTCCAAACCAGATCAATCCGTCTGGCGTCGGCATACTTGTGTTGAGGTATTTATCAAACCGTCTATAACTCACGCCCGAGGCGCGCCACGCTTGACGTACGTTCCGGTAGCGCTGAACACGCCCATCCGGGCAGAGGCATCCAACTGGTTGGGCTCGTTGACAACCTGCGGCGTACAGCCATTTTGGCCGCTTGCCAACAAGTTTGCATATCTCTTTGGCGCGTGTATCCACCAGTTTGGAGGCTAGGTCATGTGTCAAATGAGCAAACCGTCCAACAGCCCACCCCCTACGCTCGACAGGCTCTAGCCCAAGATCATCGAGCCTCCGAAACCACTTGGCCCAGCGTGTGTTGCTATAGTGCCGGCAGGCCCACATGAGCAACCAGACTGGAGTTGTGCCTGCTGGACAAACGCCAATGACGTGTGGCAATTGCTCAGGGTCACGCGGATCACATAACTCAAAAGTGCGAAAAGGCTCAGCCCCCTCGTTAATGAGCGACCGAGCCTTGGGAGGTGTGTTTAGTTTCTTTTTTCTATAGCGTGCAATTGCCTGTTGTTTGACCTCTTGCCAGTGTCGAGAGCAGTACCGCTTAAACTTTTCCCGATTCTTTGCCTTCTGTTCTTCCGTCGTCATGCAATAACTCCGCTAGTCCGTCACAGTCAAAGTGAAGTTCATCCCCGGTGGCCAACTCGATACAGCCGGGCGGGAAGACAATAATACCAGTGCCATCCTTCCTTTGAATATGCTTCTTTGTAAGTGTGATCTTCTCAATCAACTCATCCTCACGCCAATGCTCTATGACGAATCTGCCCACTCGCATAGTGTCACCTGTTGTAGTGGATCATTTCTTTACTTTCTTAGGAAGCTTCTTACCTTTGGGTGTTTCCGCTTCAAACTTCTTAGCAACCTTTGGGCTAACAACCCAAAGGTACTTTCGCTGTGCTTGTGATTTCATAGGCATTGAATCACTCCTTATGTGAGTTGCAGTCGTGCGTGCATATAGATCACAGACGGGCAATCACCGTCAGCTATCCTCCTATACCTGACTGCGTACTTACCGTTCTTAATCGCAGACCAAGGCCATTGCATCAAGTACACATAGTCTTGGTCGTCTACTAAAGCTTCCTTGCCCTTGGTTAAAGGGATTCGTTTCATAGGATCGGGCCAATTTCTTTGCTCCCGTCGATCTTATAACGCTTGGGGCCCACACGCTCCTCGTCGGATCGTAAACACACGGGCAATCGCCACGTTACCCCGTTACGAGCGTGCATACCGTGCAACAACTGAGTCGGTTGTCTGTACCCCGCCAACGCATTGAACGAGTATTGATCTGTTCCCAACCACGCGCCGTTTAAGAGCAATTCACCATCCATATCTGCCAACGCTGCCGAACAGTGGTGGTGGCCCATTGCCCAGTACCGAGTTCGGAGCCCGCCCTGAACACTGTTCATGGCAATGAGGCCCTTCTGACGACGTACCATACCGTAGAACGGAATGCCCCCGTTCGACTTGCAATCGTCGCCGTGCGACACGTTCACACCAATCCCATTGATGTCAAGATTCACCGACCAAGCATTGGGGATCAACCAGCTTGTATTAGCCAATTCGGTGCAGTGGAGGCGCGCGATCTCTGCGATTAAGTAATCAAAGTTCTCCTGACTGCCGTGAAAGTCCTTCTTAGGTGTGGTACGGCCGTGGTTACCCGAGACGCACACTACGTTCACCACAGGAAAGTGAGGGGCCAAGTCGCGTACCATCAAACCAAGCAACTGGCCGATAGCGAGTGAGTTGCGAAATTGATTGCGGAAGTAGCTGCGCTGAGCCGCCCCATGAATCGTACCGCTACTCAAATCACCGTAAATCAACACCCACAGCGCTTGAAAGTCGAAGTTGGGTGCGAGTGTGCTCTGTGTCCAGCGTAGGGTAGTATCAACAAGTCGCTCGGCACGCGCGCAGGCAATAGGGAAGTTGAACTCTTCCATGCCACCTACTTCCTCGGGAGTTACCACCGAGTCTGCGTGCATGTCGCTAATATGCAGTACGGCGTGCTCCTCTATCTTGCCACTCTTCCTTGGTACGTACACGCTAGGCAAAGCCTTGAACGGCTTGACCCGTGTGTCCATCTCCTTGACGATGGCCTTGAACAGGCCGGTCGTCTTCGCACTCGCCTTGACCTTGGCCTTCTCCCTATTGCGCTCATCAGTCAAATGAACGACTTCGGACTCCAACTCAAGGATTCGCTCGTTGGTTGGGTCACAGGTGTCAAGGGGCTTGCGTTGACCACCGGGCTTCTTCGGACAGGGCTCACCGTCCGGCCAAGGAGCCTCCTTCCACGCCCGACCAGTGGCGATGTCAGAAATCAACGAGCGACTTACCTTAAAGGCGTCGGCAATTGATGACTGCGATTCACCTGCTGCAAGGCGGCTCTTAATACCCCGTACCATTGATGTATTGAGTTTCATAGCTAGTCAATCGCCCAAGGGTCGAGCGGTTTATCCTTGTGTAAAGGGTTCTGTTTCGCCTTACGCCTGTTCCGACGCCGGACAAACTTCTTGTACCACCGTTTGATTGCGGTGCCAGAAAGCATCCGGCCTGTTCGTTTCCAACTGTTCATATCAACTTCTGAATCCTTCGATCAACCTTGGGACCGCCAGGAGCCATCGGTTTAACCTCTGGCTCAACCACTGGAGTTTTCGGCACCTGTTCCAGGTTAGTTGGGGTACGTGTAAGAGGTACAGGAGCGTCAGGATTTATTGCCCACTCCACTCCATTCGCCTTAGCCCAGGGCAACATCCTGCGAATCGGAACAATGAAGTTGATTCCAGCACCAGCGCCGCGAACAAGCAGTCCGATGCAGGCACCATTGTCTGCCCGGTAGACACCGCCGCCAGACGAGCCGGGGTAACCCATAACAGAAGTTTGGTCAAACACCTTACCAGTGTTCAACAGGTCACGGTCGGTCTGAGAGATAATGCCCAAGCTGACTGAATTGTAGATGCCGAGCGTACTGCCGACGTGAATGAGATTCGTCCCAACAGCAGGGATGCTCTCGTCAGCAAACCACGCGGAGCCCTTGTAGAAGTTGTCTTCCAACACTTCGAGCAGTGCCAAGTCCTCTTCAAGGTTAGCCTCACTGTAGGCAATTACCTTAGCGGGCGTGCGTTTGACACTGACAAACTTTCCAAAAGATCGCGTCTCCTGATAGATGACGGCATTGCCAAACGTCCCGTCCGACTTCTTCAAACTTTCAGCAACGTGTCCGGCCGTCCAAACAAATGTCTTCCAAACAGAGCCCACTTTGCGGGAGACAAGAACCCCCGAGCCGGCCCCATCGCCAACCTCAACTTTGACACTGACTTGTTGAAGTGAGTTGTAAAATAGATTTGATTGTAAAGTATTAAGCTGGTCCTGAGTGCTCCAGTAGCGACGACTATTCTCCAAATCACGGTATTCGCAATATGTTACCCGATCTTGAAGACCATTTAATCTGGGGAGATAATCAGTGAGCGCAAGATATGCCCCGGCGAAGGGTCCGATAACAACTGCCAATACCAAAACAATTGTGCGAAACTTCATGTTGCAATCTCCTAATGTGCTACGACTTGTAAACTGTATAGGTGTCTTGGAGGATCATAAACACCGCTTCCGATGTATTGCATTCGTACTTCAGTGGCACCCTGACCAATCACGAGCCAACTGAACACTTGGTACATAGTTCCAGGCACGCCAGTTCCATTTTCCAGTGTTGTTCGATGCTTCAACAAAATACCTGTGTTGTTGCTGGTCAGTGTCCAGACCCCGGACATGCCTTGTTCATTGACAGGTATCAACAGCTTCACGACTAGCTCGTCACCCAACCAAGGGCGAACGGTTTCGCCGTTGTTCCGGTCGTAATAGACCGACACAGCAGTTGCCATCAAAAGTGATAGAATTATCTTCATGTAACGTGACCCCAAATGACTTTATTACGAACCATGCTGATAAGAGACCGACTGACACCGTAGCGTTTAGCTACAACGTGTTGGGCCTCATTAGACGCACGGATGAGTCGCACTTGATCGGACGTGAGCTTGTGGCCAGTATTTTGTTCACCGCGAGGTCCGCTCGACCGACCTTTCGAGTCCCTGTCCGCGTTGTTCTCGGCAACAGTTCCTAGCCACAAATGCTTAGGATTGCAACAAGAGGGATTGTCGCAAGTGTGACAAACTTTCAACCCACTTGGATCAATCCCGGTAGTTACGAAGTAGGCCACGCGGTTTGATCGGTACGTGACCCTGTTGATTGTGACTTTACCGTACCCGTCGCTGTCTTTTCCTGCTTTCCACAACCAACAAGACTCCGTATCAACTTTGTCAACGTGCTTCCAAAACCTGTCTTGTTGCGACTGACTGAGGGGTCTCAGTAGTCCGTTTACCAACTCAACAGGGTGAGGCACCTTTGGGCGCAGTCGGCCCCGTTCAAGAACTTTTTCCCTTACAACGGGGTTGCGGTAATACTTCTTACCAGCTTCGGAGCAGCAGTCTTTGCAAGCCGACCGTAACCCATCACGAGCAGTATGTTGCCGTGAAAAGCGCTTACAGTCCAACACACGCTTGCACTTCGTACAGACCTTAGTCATCTGTATCTCCAACCGGCACTTCCCACTTAATATCACCAAGGACTTCGCCCATAGTCATTAGCTCAAGACGCCTGTTTTCCCGAATTATGGATAGGACACGTTCGTCAGACGGGAGATGGAGGATGTCTACAATTACACAACCTTTGTTGAGGTCCATCCCCATGCGATGGATTCGGTCTTCGCTTTGCGTTCTTTCTTCAGGCTTGAATGTATTGGACCAATAAACGGCCATGCGGCTTTCAGTCAACGTAAGACTCATGCCTCCTGAAGCCGGGTGGGACACAAAGGCCACTCGTTGGTGGTCTCCCAAATTTGACCAATAATCAAGAGCTTCCTCGTCAGTCACAATAGTCCTGTCAGATTTCATCACCAGCCAACCACGCCCATCGCACCTCACGACATCCCAGCCGTCCTTGCAACACAGGTTTGTAACTCTGTCCACGCTGCCGGTGAATCCTGCGAAGATTACGATACGTCCAGTTTCCTCGCACTCGTCCAGTAAGTCGCGTAACACCTTATCCTTGGGACAAGGTACTTCCTTCGTTACGCGAACCTTCTTGGATACTTCACCTAACCCTGCACAGCGAGGGCAGTCAACAGTCCGTTTCACTAGCTTGGCCACATATTCTTTGTCAAGCATGTCCACGACTTGATAAGACTGTTCATCTTCAGGGTTCCACCACTCTTCAACCGTCTTTACGCCTTTGCAGTGCGGGCAAGTGACAGTGCCTTCGTCCACCTCGCGGTACTGAAAACCATCGCTCAACTCTCGCAACAAGGTTAATCCGGTCACTACATTGGGTGCCGCTTGTGAGAGAGCTTGTGCGACTCGAAGTGTACTGGCATTTGGTTTACAAATAACTTGACGGTAAAGCTTGTCCGGCAACGAGAGGCAATCTTTCTTGTGTTTGATAATGACCAAACCCTTCAACCGCTCATACAGATAGGAGACTTCATTGAAACTTGGCTCATAGGCGTGGTCCTCGTACTCATGCTCTAACTGCCCGCAATGCTTGCACTTACGTTCATCGTCTTTCCACCCAACTCGCTTGTTGAACGTCCCGGCGTCAAACTTCTGCTGAGTCAAGAAGGCGAGACGCTGCTCCATTGCCTTCGTCGAGCCCTCCTTCAGGAAACCGGGCCAAGCAATTTCTGTCTGTGCCCACCAGTCAAGCGGGGACTTAGGAGCGGGGGTGCCGGACATTTCAATCACGTAGCCATCAAAACCATATTTGTCCCGAATCTTATCAGCCAACGCTTGTACGGCTTGCGTTCGCTGAGAAGTTGAACCTTTACACCTGCTTGACTCGTCAATTACCAAACCTTGCGGAACTGGCGTTGCCTCGTCCCACTCGTCCATTACCCGTACAAGCGCTTCATAGTTCATCATCTCAACAGAGATGCTAGGGTTGATGTTCCATCGCTTAAACTCTCGACGAATGTTTGGTAGACTTGGTTTCGGGCCTATCCAGTACCACGCTTTAATTCCAGACCGCTCCATGACCTCCTGGGCAGCCAAAGTCTTCCCGACGCCCATCTCGGCTGCCATGATACCGTAGTGGTAGGTCAAAAAATGGTCCGCTAAATCCTTTTGATGATCTTTAAGCGGGCGTGTGTACTCATGCTTCACTATCTCACGGTCGAACCAAGCATAGACATCCTCACCTTGCAGATAACGAAGTTGGAAACGATTGCGTTGGCAGTCGGCGGCAGACCAAATCTGACGAGGGTTCTCACTCTCGAAGCCGTGCCAACGACTACCCTGCATGGCCTTGATCTCGTCCTTCAAAGAATACGGGCTCTTCAAGAACCATATCCGATTGTTCTTGTACTCGACGGTTGCAGCCGAGCGAACAAGCGTCCCGCCAGCGGTTCGATGTGTGAGTTTGATTTCTTCGATCATTTACGTATTTCATCAAAGGTTCGGAATCCCGGTTTGCCAAACACTCCATCCATGAAGCCCATGTCAACAGCTTCATCCGGCGTCATGTACCACTCACGCTTTGCATTCATCTGATCGCGTAGATACTTCTTCACCTTTTCTCGTGAGAACTTACGCCTCTTAAAGTACGGTCCTCGGGCACACTTCCCGGCATAAATGTCGAGCATCCGGTTATCGAGTTCATCCGACTTCTTACCTTCAGCAACAAAACTTCGAGCGTCCCCGTTGTAAGAACCGCCTCCGAAGTGAATCAAGAAGTCGGCGTTCGGCATGATGACCCGCTTCTTTGCAGCTTGCGGAATAATGCTCGACATCGAGCGTGCGTGAGCGTAGGCAACCAACACCACTGGCGACAGGCTCGACGCAATTGCGTCGTAAATCGCAATCCCATAGTTCCACTCACCGCCACAGGTGCATTGATGCACCAGGATTAACTGATGATTGAAACTATTCAACAAGAGTAGATTCTTGATGAACGTGTTGGCACACTTGAAGTCGATACCGTCCTCGTCGTTACCCGACTCGCTCTGAAGCACGATCTCTCGTGTGTCGAGACTGACACCGTAATTGTGAAAGTCGTTCACAATCTCAGATCGTTGCGAAGCCGATCGACGTGGACGCTTGACGCTCATCGTCTCTTATCCTCCAAGTAAAGAGTTCGATCCGGCATGGAATGGCACTCGTACTCTTTCCAAACATCCAGTCCAGCCTCTTGGAAAATAGCCATTACACGGTTAAAAAACGCCCGCACGTTAAAGTTGCTGGACTTGCTTGAACCGCTCTTAACAGCAACCTGCCACTGTGACAGGGTTCCGGTAATCACGGAAAGTTGTACCCCACGCACAAGAGTTTCAGCCACAACAAACGGCATGGCTGACGTGATTTGAAGCACATTAAGCATGTCTCGATCGTCGGCTGCGACGAGAACGCTAAACGAGACGTGCGAAAGAAGGTGTGATGGCAGCCCTGCCTGCGCATTCTCATCCCGTAACGCAGCCAAGCATGACAAAAATCGTTCGGCTTCCGACCGTTGCACAGGACTCGCATCAGCCGATTGACTCGGGTTATAGCCTAGCGCTTGCTGGCTGAGCCCCAAGAAGGTACTGAAGTCAATCGTCGGTTGCGTGACTAGAAGTGCGTTTGGAATCACAGAATTTACTCAGTAAAAAGTAACCACTAAGGCCATTAAAACACAGGCGAGCGCGGCTCCGACGCACATGCCAGAACAAAACACGCCAATAAACTCAACCATGCTATACCTCCAAGTGTTAGGAGCGTGGTCGGGACTCGAACCCGCAATTCTGCCGCTGGTTCCTTACGGCAGGTGGCCGCTTCCACGCTCTTGGCCCTTCCGTTACCGGAGGGTGATTACCCGGCCTTTATGCTCGTGCTATGCAGAGGAGCGCCGGGTGTGTTTATCGTGCCCTTGTATTACCCTTGGGCTCCTCAACCTTCTCAACACCGCCCGACTTGACGGTCAAGAACTTGGTGATCTCCTTCACCACGGTTGCCGTTGCCGGAGTCTTGATCGGCGCTGAACATTTAACCACCATTGGACAATGCCACGAGAAGCCCTGCTTGCTCTCGGCGAGGCGAATCTTCAACGTAACGGGGAGGGGTCCGTGCGGCACCAAACCCTGTACATCATTGCCAGCAGCAGCCAGACGGTCAATGTCGGCCTGCGACTTCGGCAAGTAGGGGAAAATCTTCTTTGCTTCCGGTCGGCTCGACTTGTTGCCAAAGAACACTTCCAAGAACCGACCCGTGGACCGCTCCAAGGCCAGGAAGCTGATGCCGTGCTGGCACTTCGATTCTTTCTCGGCTGACTTGGCTTGAATCGCCTTAAACACTGCCGAGGACTCATCGTAGGACACGACGATCGCCGTCTTGTCGCTCATGTCCAAAGCCTTTGGACGCCGGGCAAGCGGGAGCACGTCGATTGAGTCCCCAAGGTCGATAATCTCGTCCTCAGACTCGGGAATGCCCCAGTGTCCGGGCGGAATCCTACCCTTGTCGATGTCCTTGCCCTTGCTATAGAGCTTGATGTACTTCAGAAAGTCGCCACCCTTGGCGAGGTCAGCGTAGGCTTCGTCGCTGCCTAACTGTGTAGATGGAAGTTGAGAGAGGTCGAGAGTTGCGAGTTCAGTGCTCATCAGAAATTCCTCAAGAGTGAAAGAAATGAAGTGTACAAAGGTAATAAGGCAGAAAGTTTGGATTCTTAACCAAGCCGTTGGTTAAAATTCCAAACTTTCTGCCTTATTACCTTTGAGTACATTACGCAGTAGCTAGACACTTGCCGCGTCAAATACCAAATACCAAATGCCAACAGCAGCCCAGTCAATACGCGATTTCCTGCAAGCCCGTAAAACGCCTGCTAACGCGGACCTCGTGGATAAGTGGTCCACGGGCCTAGAAACGCAGGTGAACGTCGCAGCGGGCTCAGGCGAGCCTGTAGCGGGCAAACGTAGCACGTATACCGACGGCGTGAACGAATGGTTCTCGATTCGTTTACCCAAGAATGCGGATACCGAGCCTTCTTGGTCTGACTACGAAATCCGGTGGCCATTGGACCTTCATGCTGAAGGTATTGGGCTCACAGGCTGGGATTGGCAAGAACGTAAGTCGCTTTGGGCGGGTTTCGACATCGACAGTATTACTGGGCACGCCAAGGGCGTAGGTATCAGCGACGACGAGTTAGAAAACGTAAAGAAAGCCGCTGAGGCACTGCCTTACGTGGAAGTGCGTAAGAGTACAAGCGGGGGCGGCATCCACCTCTACGTCTACTTCGATGGCATCCCGACAGCCAATCATACGGAGCACGCTGCCCTGGCTCGTTGCGTGTTGGGGATGATGTCCAGTGCTGCGGGCTTTGACTTTGCCGGAGCCGTCGATGCCTGCGGGGGTGTCATGTGGGTGTGGCACCGAAAACTCACGAGTGAGGGTCTCGCAAAGATCAAGGAGGCCACTCAAGTTATAACGGTCAGCGACCTTCCGACCAACTGGAAGGATCATATTGAAGTAGTCACTCGCAAACGAGCCAAGATTCGCATTAACGGCGTCGAGAATGAAGACACCTTTGAGACGCTGGCCAGCAGTCGCAATAGGATTGCCCTAGATTCCAAGCACAAGGCCGTCATCGACGAACTAATCCGCTCTGGCTACTCGGCCGTGTGGGCATCCGACTATCACCTGCTACAAACACATACCAAAGCCCTACAAGACCTACTCGAAAACAAAGAGCTAGGTATCAAGGGTTTATTCTCAACTACGTCCGCTGGAAAAGACCCCGGCACATGCAACTGTTTCGCTTTCCCTCTTGAAAACGGGGCGTGGCGTGTATACCGATTCTCGCCCGGCACTGCCGAGTCTGAGACTTGGGAACAAGATGGTGATGGTTGGACGAATTGTTACTTTAACCGAGAGCCTGATTTGCAAACGGCTGCCAAATCGGTGAAGGGTATTGAAGCCCCAGACAACGGCGGCTTTATCTTTTCTTCTTCTTCGGACGCTGAAAAAGCCATTGAAGCCCTTGGTAAGCCCGTCAAGTTACCTGAACAATTCGCGGGGCGTGAAACAAAGCTGAAGAAGCAAAAAGATGGGCGTGTCGTCGTATCTGTAAAAAAGGCAGACGCGGAGGAAATCATTCCCGAAGGGTGGTTGGACATTCGCGGTAACTTAACCCGAATCCTCAACGTCCAAGCCGAGATCAAGGCTCAAGTCACAGAAGACAGCTACTCCGACTGTGACAAACTTGTTCGATCGCTTGTGTCGCCAACAGGTAAAAGTGCGGGTTGGGTGTCCAAAGACTGGGAAGGCGATTGGATCGACCGTCCCAAGGACGACATCAAAGACATTCTCGCGTCCAACGGCAAGACAAAACCTGAAATATCCACAATTCTCGGCTCAGCCTGCACGAAAAACTGGAAACTTGTGAACACACCATTTCAATCAGAGTATCAAGTCAATCGTCGTTGGAATCGTGGGGCGGTTCAATATCTGCACCTCCCAGTCAACTTAGAGAACGACGAAGTACCTCATCACCCTCACTGGGACATGGTTCTGAACCATTGTTTCAAAGACCTCGATGAGGCTATCCAGCAAAACCCACTTGCCGAGAAGGCAAACATCAAATGCGGAGCCGATTACGGTCTCCTCTGGGCTGCCTGTCTGCTGCGCGACCCATACAAGCCACTGCCTTATCTCTTTTTCTACGGTGACGAAGACTGCGGGAAAAGCACGTATCACGATGCCTTCGCCTTCCTATTGAATAAGGGCATCGTTGAAGCCAACTTAGCTCTGACGAATCAGAACGGATTCAACGGCGAGCTAGCCGGGGCTATTCTCGCTTACATCGAAGAGATTGACATAACCAAGTCTCCCTCTGCTCTTGCACGGCTCAAGGATTGGGTTATGAACCCAAACATGCTTTTCCGACAAATGCGAATGGACGCTTACACAATGGCCAATACGTTGCACTTCATTCAAGTCGCCAACCATTCCACGTACTGCCCGATCTTCCCCGGTGACACACGAATTACCATGTGCTACGTGGCACCGTTTGCGAGTGGCGTGAAGATTCCAAGAGACGATATGAACGCGGCGTTAGAGGCTGAAGCACCTCACTTCATGCGGACCATCTTCGATCTAACCATCCCGAAGATGCAAGGTCGATTGAAACTTCCTGTCATCGACACCTACCACAAGCAACAAGCACAGGCAACTCGCATCACCGCTCTCGACCAGTTCCTATCCGATATATGCCACCACGTCATCGGGGAACGGGTGACGTTTACCGAGTTCTGCGACAAGTTCTTTGATTGGGTTCCCAATGAAGAGCGATCGGAGTGGAGCAAACACACCCTCGCCAATCAACTGCCGAGTCACCATCCGTGCGGTGTTGGAGCCGAGAATAAACGATACGTCGGGAACTTGGCGTGGGTGGATAAGGAGCCTGTTGAAGGGGCCAAGCCGTGGGTTATTGTCAACGGAAGACTGAGGTTACTATGAGATACCTATCAAGCTACGAACTGCGCGAGATCGCCAGCTACGTGTACGGTACACGAGCCAATCTACGGCACGCTCTAAGTGAACTTGGATTTGACCCCGACGAGTATCCCAAGATTCGTCAATGGCTCGCACAAGAGGTTGGTGTTGTTCAAAGCCGAGATACGCACCTTTGGCACTTGAGGGAAGAATGAAGATCATCGGTCTTGGACACTACTCCCGCACGGGCAAGGACACGTTCGCTAATGCCTTCGTCGGCTACATGGAGACGTATGCACCCCTAGTCGCTGTGACGAAACAGTCATTGGCCTGGAAGCTGAAGAAAATCACCCACGAACTATACGCATGGGCAGGGTTGCGTGACCCAGAATACTACGAGACCAAAGAAGGTGCGTCCGCCCGTCTCGTAGTTCTACCAACTTTAGGTATGTCGCCGGTTGAGGTGTGGGTCTCGTTTGGCACTAAGGCCGTAAGAGATAACGTCTATGACCGGACGTGGCTTGATTACCTACTCAAGTCTGATCTAGGGGTAGATATTCTCGTCATTCCTGACGTGCGCTTTCCAAATGAGGCTGAAGCAATCAAGGAAGCCGGTGGGACTCTTATCAAGATCGTTAGGCCAGGCTACGGGCCTCTTAATACGGTCGCCGACCGGGCCTTGGTCGGGTATGGCGGTTGGGACTATGTAATCGGTGCAGATGGAAAGATCGAGACACTTAACGACTGGGCTAGCCAGTTTGCAGTTTCGTTGGCGTTTGATTACGAACTCCCTTACCAGTCTAAAGAAGGCCGTCAACGAAATCTAGCAGTCGAGGTGTTATCTTGATCTGTTCAATCGACCTGGAGACTACGGGCGTTGATCCGGGGTACAGCGAGATTATACAGATCGCAGTGGTCCCACTCGATGACCAACTTGAGCCTGTTGGTACTCCATTCTACCGACTCATCCGTCCCGAGTTCCCGGAACTGGCTGACCCAAAAGCTTTGGAAATCAATGGCCTGAGTACCGAAGATTTGATGGATGAGGCGGACGCAGAAAAGGTAGCGGACCTATTCGAGGAGTGGGTAGACGGCAGGCGAATTATCCCTCTGGCACACAACTACATCTTCGAGCACGGTTTTCTGAACGCTTGGCTCGGCAAAAAGCGATTTGAGTCACTGTTCCACTACCACCCTCGGGATGGAATGCTCCTGGCCCTATCCATTAAGGACAAGTGCATGTTAGCAGGACTGCCCGAACCGTTCACCAGCGTATCCTTGACCAACCTCTGCAAGGTTTATGGCATCATCAACGAAAAGCCGCACGACGCTCTAGCTGATTCGATTGCCGAAGCTAAGCTGTACAAAGCCATGCTGGGAGTTCGTTAATGGGTCAGGCGTATAAACGAACCGATTGGAACAGCATCATTCAACGAGTGAATGCCCTATGCCAGAGCCCCAGCGCAGGGTGTGACGCAGTGGCCCTATTGGATGAAGTCGGCGAGAATCATCGCTGGTCAGTTCAAAACATTCAAGCCGTCCGTGACAAACTCACAGAAATTTGTAGTGAGAACACATTCACCGCTGAATTAGTTAAATGGAAACAGGACATAGTTGACGAAATTGAAGCAGCCATTGCTCGCGGTTGGTGCGGCTGCGTTAGTTGTGCGAATGCGCTAGGAGTAGTTACTACCTATATCGGAGCTATTGAGCAAACTGAGTGCACCGCAGACACAGGAAACTGCACCCTTGAGTGTCGAACAACCGCGACCGACCTTGGCCTAGAAGCAGACGCAGCGATTTCTGATTGGGCACTTGCATACTCAGAGCTATGCGACTTACAGGACGAGCTACAGATTCTCGAAGCGGCAAGGGACGCAGCCTGCCCGGGCGACGGCTGCGCTGCCGCGCAAGAAGCAGTCACCGCAAAGCAAGTAGAAATAAATGCAAAACAAATTGAAGTAAACGCTTTTGACGCTTTAGCAACCTCGAAAGCGACTGCAAGCATCCTCGCAGCGGGTGAGTGTATACCAGCAGGTATGGTACTATCGTTCACGTCACTTGCTGGTACTGCTCCTTGGGCTATAAGCTGTAATGACCCTCTTAAATGCCGTGTAGGGTGGCGAGTTGAGACAAGAGACACAACCCACTACTGGTTTGGCGGTTCTTTTACAGGAAATTGGCAAACAGCTATAACCGGAGGATATACGCGGCAAGGAAGTCCACTAGTCACGTACATGCAAGGCTGTGTCGGCGTATCAGCGTTCGCTTGCTATTCAACTGATTGCGAGTTTGGTTGCGACAATACCCATACGATTGAAGTTAAACTCGTCCAAGTTTACCCTGATCCAGTATGATGCTTCCAGAATGTCATTGTCGCCGTTATTCGTATTGCGGTGAAGTCGTCACACAGATTCACTGCTACTGTAAACGAGCGGCAATTGATGAGCAAACATGCTTAATCTGCGACCGCCCTAATCCGCCACCGAAGCAGAATGCCGAGCACTGGATAGCCGAGCATAAAAACATGAAGCCTCCAAAGACGCCTCCACTCACCAAGAGAATAGCAACTTGGGCCGATGCAGTCGCGGAGTGGGATCAACAAGGCCGACCAGTACGTGAGCAAGCCGAAGTCGATCGCATCCTAAAGATTTGTCAGAAATGTTCTTGGTATAACAGGAACAGGCAAATCTGCAAGGGATGTGGCTGCTATGTAACAGAATCAGAATGGGCCATCTTCAATAAGATCAAAATGGCAACCCAAAACTGCCCAAGGAGAAAATGGTGAGTTGCAACTGTGAGCCTACAAGTATTGACGAAGCTTGCGTTCTATGCTACGCGGGCGGGCCACCTGAGCAGTTCTTTCAACTGGTTCGTCGAACACTTGGTCAGTGTAAAGCAGGAGAGTGCGGACTACCGACTGTCCACGACAACGGCGACATCGAATACCCAAGAGGCAACCCGTCCGACATTCTAGGCTATGAGCGAGATACAAAGAACCCTTGCCTCTTCCGCCCGCGCTGGCCCGTGTGTAAGTGGCGGACTCTAAGCGTAAGCTACCCAGACGGGTGCTTACAAATTGAAGCGCAGTGCATCTATAAGGGCGAGGGAGTTAATCCTAGCAGTTGCCGAGCCTGCTCAGTCTTGCAAAAAGGCAGTTCCAGCACCAAATAGACCGCCGTCCTCATCGTACTTCCAGTCAAAGGCGGCCGGGTCTTCATGTTCCACGTTACAAACTTGGGCATTGTCTCCGTCTAAAACCAACTTACTCTCCACAATCTTCTTGATTAACGAATCAAGATGCGCTGGTGCATTATCCGGTTGATACGAGTCGTAAACCTTCGTTGTGCGTATATCAATCGCTGCGTCAGCGGTTGACTGCTGTAGCTTAATAGGTGTCATTGCCTTCGGCATCAACACTCGCAAACTCAACGTCGGTCTTTGACCGTTGACCAATCCGCTATACGACGTTGGTGCCACAACGGTTTGAGCGGTAAAACCAACATCGGTTGGGCTTGAATCCCCGTAGTCACTGTGAGCGCCAAATACGACGTTTTGCCCGCCGACGAATACCGTACCAGAAATGGTGCTTGTGTCGCCAACCGGCAAGTTTCCTGAAGCCCCGCTCCCAACCCCACCACCCCCAGCACTGCCATCCTCACGCTCAGACTGAGGTGGCCACATATCGGTCACTGGCAAAGCCGCTGGCCAGAAGAAATGGTACTGCGTCAACTCCCCCGACCGCACGGGCACGAGACACTCAAACTCAACCACATTATCAGCCGAGTTATAGTTGGCTTTCTCAACCAACGACAAGATAGAACCGCTTGCAACGTAGGTCTGAGCAAAATCCAATGTCACGGCGTCAAATGTTTCGACGTTGAGCTTATTCAAAAAGGTCTTGAACGTGATGCGTTTCCAAGTGTTCGACTTGCGGATTAACCAAAACGTCGCTACCTTGTAAATGGTGTCCGGCTGGTTGTAGATGTAGAAGTCATACTCTTGCTCGTGGGTGCCGTACTGGGAGACGTTGTGGCGTAGGATGATCGTCTTTTCGTTGTCGTCTTTCGGTCGGTCCGACTCTGGAGCCCAACTCATCCGCCAAGTGATCTTCATCTTTGTCACGAGGTCTTCAGTCGATGTCAAGTCAACTACAACACCCTTCTCGGCGTCAACATCGCCGACCGTGATCGTATCATTTGACGTAGGAACCTCTGGCAGATACTTCAAGTAGAAACTTCCGTTGTTGATCCAAATCGCGCAGCGAGCTTGGAAGGCAATCTCTTGCAGAACTTGGATTGCGTTCTTACGGTCCAAGATTGGGAAATTAGCTGGAAATGGAATCAGCTTTGTACGAACGGCTGCGAACGTCGTCGCGTCGTAATCAAGATCGGTATAGTTGTCGATCAGATGCTTAAGGATGTCTACCGTATTCGGACCAACGCTTGATTGAAACGTCAGATACAGGTCATCAGTCCAACCGTCGTCAAGCGAACTCAACGAGCGCGACAGAACAACTTGTACAGCCGTTACAGTGCCGTACACCTGCGTATTGACCGTGTACAGACTATTAGGTACGTTCGTCAACCGTCGCTCGCCAGTCAACTGCTTATATGCCTTCACTGCGAGAACCGTTCCCGGCACGATCGACGCAATATAGGTGATCGGCTCGTAGCTCGCTAGTGAAACCGTTGCCCCCGGCTCAGCCCAGAAATGTTGAGCTACTGGATCGGAGCCTTGGTTCGACTTGCCGTTGCCTGCCGTCGATATTATCCAGCCTTTAGTGACGTGTACTCCACCCGGTATTGGGTCTTCAAAGTTATATCGGGACTCGGCCGCTGCCGTTACTGAGCAAGCAACCTTCCTGGCTGCCTCAGCCGCTAAGGCTGCCGCCTCCCCGTCCGGGTCGTTACGTTCATAGACTGTGAAATACTCGCCGTTGAACCTGCCAGTAAAATACCCGCTGTTTACCCGGATCGTCACCGTTTGATTCTGTGGAAAGTCCTCCCCGCCGAGAATGCGGATCGGATTGTCGCCCAATCCATTGGTCTCGGCTGTGCTAACATTGTTCGCTTGAGTGTACGTCTCACATTGACGCTGTTGCTCATACTGGCCGACAGATTGAGCGATCTGCGATCGAATAGCGTTCAAATTATCCAAGTATCTCTGTTCCGTTGCATCGTCAACACCCATCCACGCCGAGGCGACGAATGCTAAGTGGCCCGCTTGGATGTTGGACATCGCCAAGCTACCTAAAAAGTCTGAATCATCAGTCTCACCGCTCGAACGATTCCACGGCTCTTTGCCGCTAAGAATTCCGACCCCAGTCAAGGTCGTGCCTTTAACCGCATGGTTAATCTGCAAGGCCGGATAGTTGAGCACTGTCCCGAACACCACCGGCCAAGGCTTACCCACGAGGTCGGCCGGGAGATACGGGAACTGCCCCTCTTCCGCCGAGAAACCTACTTCTCGGTCCTCAAGCTGGGATACGATCGTGAAAGTGACCGTTCGGTCACGTTCGTTCCAAGTGATTGGCGTGTTGACCTTACCAGCGAACAGCAGAAACTTGTCGGATAAAGCGAGCCCGGTGAAGTATTGATAGACTCGTGCCGGTCGCTTGTGGATGTCGTGAGCATCCATAATTGACTTGATTGATCCGTCCGTGTCATCCAAGACAATAGCCAACTCTTGCGAGCCGGTGTTGTCACCGACATTGACGACGTTATCCAGGTCGCCAACCTCTACGATCCGTCCCGGAATGTGCCCAACCGTCTTATCGGCGTAGGAAGCTGGACCTGCGTCAGACCAATCGACCTCAACAATAAAGATGGGCTCGTTGCCGTACTGTGTTGCGATCTTCGCTAAGCCTTCAGCAGAAATGCTACGCATTTTCAACTCCCTCGAACTCAAGATCAATCACAACCAACTCGCCGCGAGGCATTGGATTGATAGCAGGAGCACCACGCTCTGGTGTGTCAAACTCAAACGGGTTATTGACCAGATAGCCTGTCCAAACTCGATCATTGTGGTCGGTTACTTTGATCTGATTGGCAAAGTACGCAAAGATGAAGGCCCGCAGTTCAAGACTCTTGTTGCGAGTCATCTTGAAGGACCACTTCAACTTCTTCCTATCCTTCTTCTTTACATAGGTGTACCGCGTGCCGTCCATCGCCAGCTTGCGGGACATCGTGTGTAGAGTACCTTCCTGATCGCTGAACTGCGGGTTAGGCAGTACGGTCGTGGTGTTGAGCAGCGGATAAGGTGCTTGAATCGTGAACATTATGTCGCCTGTGTTATCGCTGTTATGATTCCGCCCGCCACGGTAATCGAGCCGTCGGTGCCTCCCGGTGTCAAACGGGCACCTACCGTGTACGTGCCATCCGCAACCGGTGTCACACTCGTAGCTGCTGTCACAATACCCTTCGTAACGGTAACGGCTACCGGGGTGCCGCTCGCCATGTCTACGCCAGCCGTGGCTCCAACGTGATAGGTGTCGGCTTGGCAGTCCCCTGTGACCACTAGGTTCGTGCCGTCAAAAGACAAATTAGCACTGTTCGTCAATCTTCCATTCGTTGTGGCGTATGGAACTCTACCGGATGTTAAGTTGGTCCCGTCGTTTAGAACTACACCTTTACGCGCGGCCCCCGTCGTAATGGTGAAATACAGATCGTCAGTTGTGAACTCAACTGCGCCCGCCTCCGCTGTTGTAAGGGACGTGCCAGAAGTCAGTTTCAACGGGGACGTTCCGGCAGTAGCGGTTCCTGCGGGGAGCGTGAGCCACGCGGTCGGTGTAGTGTTCACACCAGTCTGACCGTTGACAACTAAATCTTGTGCGACAGCCGTCGAGTCAAAGACACCGTAAATTAGAGCCTTTTCGCGCGCATCAACTTCACTTGCACGAGTCGTGTTGTCAATAAATAGCTTACTAGACCCCGTTTCCCAAAAGCCAGCGCGGTATCCGATGCAGACGTTATCGCTTCCATTCCCAAACCTATAGGCTTGAAACCCAATTCCTGTATTTCGATTACCAGTTGTCGTGTTATAACCTGCCACAGACCCAAGGTACACGTTAGCGATGCCAGTAGTGATCGCAGCGCCAGAGTTAGTACCCACGCACAGATTTTCGTAACCAGTGGTGATACTGCTTCCCGAACCAGTTCCAATGCACATATTAGAATAGCCAGTAGTCAAGCTCTTACAGCACTCAGCGCCAATGCCTACATTGAACGCCGACGATGTCAGTGTGCAATTTCCTGCTACCAGACCAATAAAGATATTTCGTCCGCTACCGCTACCGGGAAACGTGTGAAAAATCACCGCGCCGTTTTGCAAAATACTGCCGACAGCGCTAGTTGTTGTCGGCAAGGACAGGACGGGGGTTGAAACAGTTCCGCCAAAGGAAGAAGGGGTTGCACCAGCAGTATAAATCGCGTAATCCAGAGAGCTTCCACGGGTCAACTCGCGGACATAGACCCCATAATTATTCGTAACGATCCCGGCCCCTGCGACATCGCATACCTCTAAGCCGTACCTGTTGGTCAGTGTCCCGGCCCCAGATAGTGTTGGGTTACTGTAGAATCCTCGCAAGTTAATGCAGTCCGCATCGCCGACAATAGAGATTCGGTCTTGAAAACCCGCTAAATGGTCGTAGTCATAGTTTCCGTATGCCGCTATCGACGTATCAAACGAACAGAACATCGCCGGAGTGCCGGTCGGATTCAGTGTTGACACATCCCGCACGTTATCTTGGTCTATCGCGGTCCCAGTTAGATTCTTTTCAAGCGAAAAACCGCGATTGCCATGCAGTGAGGCATCTGTACCAGTGACTCGATACCCAGGGCACGCAACAACGTCCCCGTCTGCCACTTGGCGAACCTGACCGGCGTCGATTACTAATGGGGCTTTGTCCATGATTACAGTTTCATCGGAGGTTGTAGAGTGATGTCCAAGTCAGTCGTGCTCAATGCCAAACCAACACGCACTACAAACTGCCCAGCCGTTGTTGGTGCTGTGTCCGTCAATGAACCAGCGGTAGTCGGGTCCAGGTAGTAAGGTGTTCCTGCTGTCAGACCGCCTACCTCCCCGGTCACGGCGTCCCATTGTGCCGTTGTGGCACTAAGCACGCCGTCTGTCTGGATTGATCCGCTGCCTGCTGCGGCAATTGAGACGGTCTTTACAAGACCTAAAAGTTGAACCGTACCAGCAGCATCCGCTTGACCTTTATCTACCGATCCGGCAACTGACACATACACCGGAGTCCCGATAACAATGGCCCCAGCGTTGGCATTCGTCATCGTGGCAACATCGACCTCATTCGCCGAGGCATCCAGCGTATCTCCCGCCTGGATTTGTTCGATCTGCCCGCCGTTTAACACAAGTGGTTTCTTCAAAGCCATGATTACAACCTCACTGAGGGTTCAATTTCTATATCCAAAGTTAATGTCGAAGTAGCCCGCCCCAAGCGAACCACGTATTGCCCCGCCCCTGATGGCGGTGTTGTTGTGATTTGTCCCGACGTGGCGGACAGGTAGTAAGCACTTCCTGGCACCAACGTAGCTGCCCCAATAACAGCGGTCCAATCCGTCAGAGTCAGTTTGCCCTCCGTCACATAGTCAACTGTAAACGTCGGATTCGCAGCAGTCGTCGCAAAGCCGACAGCCGCCGATAACGAGCCGGATGTGGCAGCCGACAAGGCTGCGTGTCCAGTTGATTTGATATACACCGGCTGACCGGCGACAATCGTGTCATCACTCTCCGCTGTATACACGTCCGAAGTCGGTTCCACAGGTGGCACGGGCTCCAAAGGATCAGGTACGGCACCGTGCGACGGGCTGACTCGACGCCGGGGTGTGCCCGGTATTACAGGGATGACTTGTGAAGCCCAAGTCGGGTCCAATTCCCCGTCAAACTCAAGATTAACGGTATAACTGTTCCATGAGTCTTCTATCGCTTGCACGTCGGGATTGACCACACCTCGCCAGTAACGCTTCTCCCAGTCAATCAAGCCGATTTCCTGGCCAACGTAATCATTGATGAAATCAAGTAGGTCTTCTTTCTCAGGTCCGCGTAGAGCCGTGAATGTCAGCACGAGGGTTTGAATCTTAGGCCACATTGGGTCTGCAAAGACAACCAATGTTCCGCCACGAGTCTCACGCACGATCCGGTTGAACGCTAATCTGTCTTTGTTGCCAAACTCGGGTGCCCGAAGTGTAACTGAATCGGTGACTGCCCCGGCTGCCGGATAGACCAACTGGAACGGAGCCGTAATCTCGTTTAACGGACTTGTCAGTGTCTCGGAAACTAATGAGCCTTCACCGACAAACGGGCAGTATTGTCGATCAAACCGCCTTCCGGTGACTAGGTACGTGACAGCTTGTGTAATACTCAAGCCGTCGCTTAAGCTGCGTACAAGGTCTAGCTCCAAGCCAACTGTCTGTATGAGGACAACACTGTCATCGACATCGCCACCCTTGCCTACTTCTATCGACTCGGTGAACGCAATAACCGATTCGGATGTATCGCGTTTCAAGCCCTCATCGGTGAGGGCGAGACTATCAGCTATGTCAACCTGAACTGATCGGGCAACCACGTCCGAAAAGCTAAGTTGGTCGGATACAACACCGTTTAAGAACCTTTGTCCCGCGATTTCGTCAACAAACTCAAGCGTATCACCAACCGATAAACGATAGGGGTACTTGGCTTGAAGTGAATCTGACAAACCAAGACTATGCTCGACCGTTCGCCACACCGGCGAATGAACTTCAATCGTTTGCTCAAAAGCCAACACATCAGATGGCGTTAGTGTCAAGTCAAGCTGGACAGCGACCGTCTGCGAGACACCTAACGAATCACTCGCTCCGAATGAGCTTGACTCATCAATAGTCTCCGTAAACGTCAACGCATCCACGTAGTCCTTATAGACTGACGAGGGGAGCGGTACGCTAATCAAAACATCGACATATTGTCGTGTGACTCTAAGCAACTTTCACCCCAAACTGTGCAGCATCCAAGTTGGTTTTCGACCACGCCGCACTTGTATTAGGATCGTTCTCGATCACCCTAACTTTTGTCACAAAGTCCGTCGTGCCTATTGACTGGGCCGAATCGTTGCTTTCCGTTGCCCCAGACTTGCAAACTGTCACTAGAGAAAAAGGTGAAGCATCCGTTTCCCGGCAATCAGTACAAGCCATGACGCCGTAGATATTAGCCGGAGGCACAGCTTCATAGTTATACAGGTCTTTGTGCCCCGGCGTGGAGCCCTCAACATAATTACTGTTGTCGCCACATACAGCTTCATTCACGCGGGAGTAGTTGCTTCCGCTGTCAGGCGTAAACTGAGTAGAACTGCCCGCCGAGTTTGGTCGAACGCACGTTACCTGCATATTGCCCAGGAAGTTATTGTTTGCAGTTCCACTTGTGTCAAGAAAGTACAAATCAGTTAGACAAAAGTGGGTTCCGTCTATACCGCCAAAGCCAAAGACATCACTGTACGAGTTCGAGTGGCACTTCGTTTTTTTCCCGGTAGCGGACAGAACAGGTATCTCATTGACACGAATGTCGATAGTCCCAGCAGAGACGTGAGTTTTTACTTTTATCTCCACGTACTGCCACGTACCCGTCGTTATACCAGCGCCGCTGGTTGTGCCGAGTGTCGTGCTGTCGTCATTGACAACTGTAATCTCGCCCGTGTCCAGTAAAACAAACTTCACATTCCGGTTCGCCCCGTCGTATAAAGAGCAAAACGTATAGGCTGCCGGTAAGACATCGAACTTTGCAGCAAAGCCTAAGACGACTGTATCTACGGCCGTGAGCGAAGGAGACCCGAAACCGCTTGTGTACCCAGTGGTATTAAAGTCGATCGCTAGCCCACCCGGCCTGCCCGCCGCAATAACGATGCTTGAGGAGTTCCCTGTAGGATATTTGCGCGACAATACCCCTGATGGGTTGGCAGCGCCGATCGCTCCGTAGGAAGCAAAGCTATCTATCCAAAGCAACATGATATATGAACCGTTGGTCGAGTAGTTATGTCCTACTCGACCAACGGGTTGGCAAAGGGAGATCAACCACTAATTGTATACGTGACCTTAAGACTGTCACCTCCGTTCAATGGAACGGTCGATCCAAACGCACCCGTGGACCACAACACCCCGGACGCGCCGCCCTTAGTCAGGCTACTCGTGATGAAGATACCCTTCAACGTGACAGTTGCGTTGATGCTGAAGTCCACCGTCACGGAGTTCGTCATTGACCTAGCCGCCGCTGCTCCTTCAGTCCACGCCGGTCGGTCAGTTTCATCGTAGTCCGCGCACTCAATCCAACCTGCATGATTGTTCATCACGTCGGCGTTAGCAAACGCGGTCCAACCTGCGTTATCAACAAGACCGATATACCACGTTGCAACGGCAGCCCCGCCGTGGAACTCAGTGTCAAGAATGTGATTCAAGCCTTCATCGACGATCCCGTTGGGGAAGTCGTACTCAGCAATAACTTTGCCCGCACGAACGTGCTGGGCATGGAACTTACCCTTTAGCTTCAACATATCAATCTCCCAGGTTAGTTTCTGAGGCGGGACGAGCCCCGCCGAATCTCTCGGTTAATTTCTCTTACGATCTTTCTGCCGACTTGCTTGTCTGCCCCACCGTTGACGTTCACTGTTACGTCACCGACGATTCCTGCGTTGGTTGTGCTTCCGCCTTGGCTGCGATACGCTGGCTGCATTCCAGCGTTGAGAGCAACCAGTTGCGAGTACCATTTCTTCGTTGCCCCAGCGTTGACCACGAATTCACCGGGAGACAGCATGGCAGGGACCGTATCCGTCCCGACGTTGCCGCCTCCAGCCAAGTAACGCATCATCCCGCCACTGGCAGCGGCTTGCATGCTAGGGACCGTGTAGGCGGCTTGCGCCAGGCGCGACATTGCGTCCACAGCGGCGTTGATCTGCGCTGTCAAGGCTGAGTAGTCGAGCATGGACGTACTCGATAGAGAATCCTTCATCCTCTGAGAGGCATTGGCCCCGCCATCGAGAGCAGGCTTCAAGTTCTCAATCTGTTTCTGTACAGCAGGATCAACCGGCTTGTTGTCTTTCAAACCTTGTTGAGCGGTTTGCCACTGCTTCAAAGCAGCCAACATCTTTGTGACTTCGCCTTCAAGATTTGCCCCGCCCGCGATGCCTAAAGCACGTTTGAAAGCGTTATCTTTGCCCAGAGCCCCCGCCGCTTGTGATAGCTTCTTCATCTCCTCTTGTGTAATGTTGGTTTTCTGACTCAACTGGTCCATCGTTGTGAGGAACATCAAGACGGCCGAGCGGGCGTCAAGCATATTGCTCTTCCAGTTCTTGTCACCAATATTGGATAAGTTTGGTGTCGGATTTGGATTCAGCAACTCTTTCGATATAGACTCACGAGAGCCCCTATACAACTCTAAAGCGTTCTTCGCATCCTTAGTAAACTCCTCACGCTTGGCAGTCTGTTCAATTGCCTTCTTCAGCGTGTCACCAGCCGAAGTCATAAACTTGTCAACACCGACGCTCGAAATGTCGTCTTTCGTTATGCCTTTCAGAACTCCCAGAATCGGAGCCTTGAGCGTCAACCTGTCCAATTGGTCTTGGAGGTTCTTAGCCATCGACGATATTGCTGATGACGAGACGGTCAGTTGCTTGATGTCGAAGCCCTCAAGCTGACGCATTGCCTGACGCTTGATCTCAGAGAACGCTTTGGAGTCGCCTGCGAAGTTCTTCAAGAAGTCCTGCTGGTTGAAGCCAGCCCACTTGCGGGCGAACGCTTCGAGCATCCGGTCGCCTTCCGCCAAATCCTTCTGAAGCGAACTGTCGCTCTTGCGCACTAGCTCGCCATTCTTGTCTTTGGTGAAAGCGTTGTACTTTGCTTCAATCGCAAGTCGATCCGCCTCAAGCTCGAAGTTATGTTTTTCCGCTTCATTGGCTCGGGCCGCTGTCTCACGGGACACCCTATCCTGAGTTTTCTGGAACTTAGAAAGAGCTTCGTCATGCTTGTTGAGCAGTTCAATGGACAGGTCTTCGGACTGCCGTTTGAGATTCTCGGCCCCCGTCGCCTTAGCTGCGCCTTGAGCGAGTTGCAAATATGACTCGGCACGTTGCTTAGCGGCGTCCGCGAGTTTCTGGCCGCGATCGTCCGTAGCCGCACCTTGTAGTCGCGCAAACTCAACCTCGGCTTCACGGAACCGCTTTAGGTACATCATGTACTGACCAGCGGCGTCAAATCGCTCGGCTTGCTGATTGAACCTGAGATCACCTGACTGTAGGCGAAGTTGAGCTTGGCGGTCAGGCACGTCCGCTGCGTTCTTAGCCGCAGCCTCGGAGGCTGCTCGCAAATCTTGCGTGAGCTTCTGCCGACCCTGCATGATTCGATCAAAGGCCGTTTGCATGACCTTTTCCTGAATCTTTACAGCCTTGCCAAAGTTGTCAGCATCTTTCAAATACTCGACGCTATTGGCAGCTACCTGCTGACGTACCAGCCGCATCAACTCGTCGGACTCACCTTGCTTGAGCCGAATGACCGCTTGCGTCTTCTGCTTGTTTACGTCAACGTACTTGTCCAAGTTGGCGATAGCCTCTTCAACTTGGTCAGCATTCGTCAGCCATTTATCAAGTTTGTCGCCAAGCATCAGGCCGGCACCACGGGCCAGTTCAATGCCGGCGATCAGGCCAATCGCTCCACGCAAACTAGCTAATGATTTGATGTTGTTCTGGATTGACCAATCAATCTTGGTGAGACTGGTTAGAATCGAAGCCGTTGCTTGCTTACCAAACCCGCCAATAACGGTAGCCGTCGTAGCTTCGGAAGCCAACGCAAGCCGACTCATGGCTATCGTAACTGCTGCCACACCCGCCGCTACAAGAGGCAACTCACCCGTTACCATCCGCAACACGCCGGTCAAACCGTTGCCACCCCCCAAGACTTGAACTACCGTGTTCAACTGACCAACGAGTTTTGCACCAAACTCAGCCGTCATAAAGTTCTTGAGTTTGTTCAACTCGGCGTTCAACTTCTCAGCATCGGTGGCCTTGAACGCTTCAAACGGCTTCGCCAACGTAGCCATGTTCTGGCTGCGCAAGGCATCCAATCCTTCTTTGTATTTCTGAGCACCCTCGGCAGCCATTCGCAACGCACCGGCATCACCCCGGATGTTGGGGAAGAACTTCGACATGCCTTCGACGGTCTTGCCGGAAATCTCCCACAACTTAGCAAGAGTTCCTTGCAACTCGAATGTTGCAACCGCCGCAGTACCAGAACTCACACCCATCTTCTGGAACGCACTCGACATCTCGACCGTGGGCTTCATCAACGCAGACAACACGCCCCGGAGTTGAGTGGCAGCTTCGTTGGACCGAACGCCACCAATCGTGATGCTGATGAGAGAAGCCTGTAGCTCCTCCATGCTCACACCAAGTTCGTGACCAATGGACTGTACGCGACCCAGGGCGGTCCCCAACTCACCGGCACGTAACCGACCTAAGTTGATCGTCGTGAAAAACTGTGCCGCCCGAAACTCTGCCATCTCGGACGACTCACCGTAAGCGTTCAATGCTCCGGTCAACAGTTGAGACGTGTCCGCTAAATCACTGACAGTGATCTTGGCTAGCTTATTTGCAGCCGTAAGGATGTCGGTGCGTTGGGCCAGCGAAACGAACTGATCGGAGATCGTCTGGTATTGAGCCTCCGCAACCCTTGATATTGGCTGATTGAAGGCGTCGGACAGTTGACGAACTTCGGCCGCAATTTGACCGAAACTTCGCTCTGGGTTAATGGCTTGGATTTCGCCGACTTGCTTCGAGAACTCATGGAACGACGCATACGCCTCTTGCACGGCGTTTCGCAGCATGTTGAACCCGCGAATCAACGCCTGAGTCTGCATGACGCGAGCGAACGTCTGCCAAGACAGGGTGACGCTTTGCGTCCGCTTGTTCATGTCATCAAGCGTCTTGTTGACAGTCTTACCTTGGCTGTCCATTACCGACAGAGCATTGCCGTAAGTCGATGTGCCTAATCGAGCGGCGTCTTGGAAGTTCTTGACTTGCTCCGTGACTTTACCGATACCGAGCATGGAGTCCACGGAGATACTCTTCGAGCCTAACTTGGACAACGAAGCGGCCGTGGACTCGGCTTGCGCAGCAATCTTACTCAACGCTGCTACGGTCCCACTGGAACTCACGTTGAAAGCACTGATTCTGGTTGCCACAGAGCTAAGCTGCTGGCCGAAACCTGCAAACTTCGCATCCAACTGGTCCAGCGCAGCCAATGCTTGCGATACGTTGAAGCCGAGTGTCTGTTCGATTTTGTCGGGCATTAGTTCACCGTTATCTGAACCCAATCGAGGATCGAACCCCAACCAGGAAGAACAACTTCACTCGCAAAGTCTCGAAACGCTTTCTCACCCTTACTCTGAAAGTGATAAGGGCCTGGATTCTTCAAATGAAAATACGGCTTGCCGTTTGCCGGATTGATGAACGTATTGGTGTTGTGATACTCATTCACGATCAGGTGCGGCAGCGTCGTTTCGTAGCTGAAGGTGTAGAGACTTGGGTCCGTCTCGCCCGCATCAAATGTCGCATTACCTAGTTCAGCGCCGAGGTCAATCCGACTGATTGCCACAGGAGCGATCGAGAGTACGAATCCAACATGACTCGCAAGTGGTGTAAATGTTGCTCTCGATGCCCCGCTCCACGTTGGCAGCGTCTCAGCCGTAGCCATCAGGTACTTCATGCCTGCCTGAGCAAGTGTCTCAGCTAGTTGGTCGTGCAAAGCTTGTCGGAACTTTGCGAAGTCAACTTTCGGCGTTTTGAAACTGGCTGTCAGGTGCATTTCACTCCAGCTAACACTGCTGCCTGCTCTTGGTCATCATGTTCACACAATTGATTGAATGCAATAATCTCGGCTTGCATGACCGCTTCACAATCTTCCCAACGGGACGGCAACCCTGGCGGTCGAATACCTACCCGCAAACACGCCTTCCAGATGGCATATTTCGCGGTCCTGTAGTCTGGCCAGACTATGTGGCCTGCTTCGTTGCCATCCCACGAAGAAAAGAAAGTCGCGCCTGTTGAAGTTTCGCTTCATCCAAGCAATTGGCTTCGATCACGAGGCCATTAACCCGGAGAATCTCAGACGCCAACAGACCAGCGTTCTTCAGATCATCTTCGTAGTTGGACCACGTTGAGGGGTTATCGAGTTGAACCGTATCCCACTCGATATTGCTCGGAGCCAGAGAATGGACCGCGATGTACCCCCAACGACGCTTGCCGTATCCGACACATGCGGCCTTGTAGTCCGGGTCTTCGGTGTCCGCGACTGTGCCATCCTTGGTCAGCTTCTTGGGGCAAATGGGTTCCGGGCAGAGGCGATTGAACTCTTCCATGTCTCGCAAGCCAGTTGCTCGAAAGACCATCATCTGATCGCCGCGAGGAAGAACAAGAGTCTCTTCGGTAGGTAATGTTCGAGGATCAATTCCGCCAATTTTCACAGTAAATCTCCCTTTGCAAAGTGGCCACCTAACCCGGCTTGCCAACCGGGTTAGGTGGAGTACCATTCAAACTACTCGTTGACCGTGATGGTCGGTTCCAAGGCGTTGCACTTGCCGGACACGGCAATGGCAGCGTTCTTGAAATCATAATCCCGCTTCTCACTGCGGAAGTCCGGGAACAGATACGTCCGCGAGTTTGTTGCGCCGCAAGGACGCACATCATCGACTCGAATGTCAATACAATACGGCTCACACGGATCGGCAGACGAACTGACCCACTCAGAAGCATTACCAGTTCCTTTGAACGCTTCAATCGGGGTAATCACCTCGCCGGTGCCGGATTTTACTTGGTCAAACGTGCAATTAAGTGACACATCCATCGGCACGTCGTCACCCTTACGAACCGTATCAAGCAGACCTCGATCGAGGTCATACTTGTACTGATCGGCCTCGCTGTACTTCAAGTCGCCTTCGCCGATCTTGACTTCCACCTCTTGCGGAGCAAACGTCAGCACAGCACCGGTCGAGTACGAAGTCGTCGGGGCACCCAGAGCGGGACTGAACGTAATGGCAGTCGTGGCTGCGGTCGCCGGGAACGTGCTCGGTGTCCGTGCCGTGACAACATGAACCGTCGCAGCCGCTTCGCCTGCTATCGTGAAGCGAGCACCTACAGGGATCACCGTGGTAATGTCTTCATTCGTCACCACAGTGGTGACAGACAGACTGGTGTCGGTGGCGACCGGAGCCGAGCCAGTTCCACCGTCCACCGTCTCGGCAATCGTCACTTCAACACCTGCCCCGCCCGTGACCAACGTGTCGTCAATGACCATCAAGGCAAGACTGGTCTGAGCCAACGTGCCGATGAACTCGCACACATAAGAGACACCAGCCGTGCCGGTGACACTCATGTTGCCTTCACCGACCGAGATGAGACCTTCCAACGCAGCTTGCAACTGAGCGGGAGTCAAGTTGTACGGCAAGTTGCCGCTCTCCACGCTATCATACGACACCGTGAACGTGCCGCCCGTTGCGTCCGTCACAGTGATCGTTTGCTTTTCGTTCGTCTTCTTGTTGGCTGCGCAAGTGCCAGCAAGGCCATCAAGCAGTGTCACATCCAGATTTTTGAGGTCAATTCTGGCCAAGATAATATCTCCCAAGGTTATGTTGTTTCCAAATATCGAAACCCGTCCGGCCACTTACCAGATCGGTGCCACCTACGAAACCTAGCACTTAACGTCTGAGCCTTTAACCCTATCGCAATTGCAGCCTCGCTAATGCAAGGATACTCAACTCCAGATACTAGAACTCTTTTTGAACGTGGGGCCAAACTACCCCGCCGTGCGGATGCTTTTTCTGACATCCGATTCTTTGCTTCGGTACTGTGTTTGCATCCTCGGCGGGCGTTGCCACTCTTTTGATGCGATCCATCGCGGTTTGAACAATCTTTTTGTGCTTGTGACATTAAGTGTCGAGTGTAACTAGATCGCTTTCGACCTGTATGGAACCTGCGAACTCGGTCTCTAAACTCTTGCGAAGGTCTCCAACCGACTGTCCCTTCCCCTCCCAGCGTTAGGTTATACCCGTTCGGGGCTTTTGTACCTAAAGCGATAATTGTTCGACGCTCCATCGTTTTTACCCACTCCTCGTCTCCTTCATACCACACCTCAAAAGTCAGCCGACCCTCCCCATACTTTTGCACAGCACAGTAAACCAGTTTTGATCCCCTACCGGAATAGTGCCAATACTTTCTTCTGCCCACGTCCGAAGTAATACCAACGTACTGCTTCCCGTTCACCGTGTTGGTGATGACATACAAGTACCAAGGCTTACTCATAAAGCTCCATATAGAGACGACAGTTCACTTCCGACATCTTGCTCTTTTCCTCTGGAGCAGTTTGTCCGTAGTGAATCACTTGCACACTGGTCCCAGGCCGTAAGTTGAGACACCCAAGAAACACTTGTGAGTCCACGTTATCTTCGTCGTAATCGCCTGGTTCACCGCCGAAGTTCCAAACTGCTATTGGCAAATCCATTGCCGATTGAAACGCCCCGGCATTCTTCACAATTTCGTAGGCGTTTTTTCTTTTGCCGTCATATCTCGAAGTCAGCAGTATGCTGACATCAACATACGCAATGTAGTATCCATTGCTCGGGTGCTTGATGACTGGTCCCGTGATCCGCACTTCCGCACGATCCGTCGCACGCATGAACGACTCCGTTCGTTCGTCAAGATGATCTACCACTACAGGTAGATTATTGTCGGCTGCCACTTCCTTGAAGTAATCAGCCGCGCTGGCGAATATGTATCGAGCCCAATCAGGTTGCATCGCTCATCCAAACTCGATCGTCCGTTTGCACGTTGATCGTTTGCTCAGGGATTTCCCCTTTGAGTTCTTTCGCTGTGATTACCCACCCCGAATCAAACTCAGCCGACTCGACTTCCTTCACTTGGTACTTCGACCCCCGGTAGACGATCCAATCATCCGCCGTTAGAGTCGTTAATCCTCTCACGTCCTTGCGGTCAACAATGAAGTCTCGCAAACTGACATCCCGCGATCCTCGCGTATCTTTCGACCCTGGTGCCCGTACTCGTGAGTAACCGGAGGGCAGAATGACGGCACGAGCAACGTGATACACGTTAGTCGTAACCGCCTTCTGCCCAGTACGCGCACTTGTTTCCGAGGTCAGAAGCTTGTAGATGTCAATGGCTCCACCGAACTCTCTTTTCAAGAGGTATAGGGTTATCGGAGCCATTCTGTGCAAGTGGTTCATTGTTCTTGCCGGTGTGCGGCAGCATCCTCAAGAAGTCGATCAAGTAGACAACGCTCGTCCTTGACTTCTACGGGTCCATTACGATCCAAAGCCTTTTCCAATCGCATCATCACGGCCGTGTTCTGAGCAATAATCACAGAGCAACGCTCAACGAGAGGCAGAAGGATTTCTTTCTGGTCTTTTTCAAGAACCTCAACTCGATCCTGCAACCTATTTTCTCGTTTGTAGTCTTTCCACAAGAAGAAGGCGATCACCAACACGACGGTACTCACGATCGGTCCCGTCGATGAAAGCATTTGCCATGCGTCGTACCAACTCATTGCTGCAATCTCCTTAAATATCCACCTACCAGGGATGAACCCTGGTAGGTGGGTTTACAGCAATTGTTAGCCGAGCAACGGCACGCAGAGAGCGCTGTCCAACACGGCAGTGCCGAACAGAATGTCAATCGTGACCTTGCGGCCTTCGTTAATCACGTCCTGCATCGAGATGCTGAGGCCGAGCCCACCATCACTCTGCACGGCCGACAACATGCCAGCACCGGACATAACAGCCAACGGACGAGTCACGAGAGCCAAGCAGTTCTTGTGGAACGCCGGGTTGATCGCGCCGTAGGGGCCAGGGCACACCACGGTCGAGTCCTGGGTGATCGCCTTGTCCAGCGGACGGTCCAACAGCACAGTGCTGGTGGTCGTGGCGGTTTCCACGACTTCGATCACCGTGTAGGTGTGACGGTTCGCACCAGTCGTTGCGTCACAGAACGAGAGCAACTGGCCGACTTGCGGACCCTTGCCAGAAGCGTGGCTCTTGAGGGAAATGCCCTCAGCCCAACCAGCGGCGGCACTCGCAGCCACGGCGCACTTGTTGTAGCGAGTTGCTGTAGCACTCGCCAGCACGCCGTACTTCAGCCCTTCAGCAAGAGTGAAGCTGGTGCTGTTCGACACCGCCGAGATATACGACGGCTGATCGTCGCCTGCAACCGTGCAATACTCACCGACAGTCGCAGTCGTGCTGACCGCCGTGGCCGGAATCACAGCCGTTTCGGCAGCAACCGCAGAGGCGTCGATGGCGAACTGCGTAATGTCGGCACCCGCCAACACTTGGTTGACGTTCTGGCTCAGATACGTGTCGAAGTTCAAGATGCGACCGAGCTTGGCCGTGCTGATTGGCGAGGAGCCGTCACCACGATCCATTGCCTTGATGAAGTTGTCACACTTGAGCATTTGAGCGTTGGCACTCGGCGAAACCAACAAGTTGCGACCGTCAATGGGGGCCTTGTTCTGGTTGAGTACCTGGTCCAATTCAACCACCGAGTTGTAAGCCGTGGCCGAAGTCAAACCATTCAGCTTACCAGCACGAGTCGCATTGGTCGTGCCAAAGGACGCAGCCATCCGTCCAAGGACGGCGCGGTCGATCATGCGGGCCATGACCTTCATGCGAGGGGCCAAGTAGGTCTGCACAAGGTCTTGCATTGACAAGCTCATCTCGCCCGGTCGGACGCAGAAGGTCTGATTGCCCCACTGGTTGAGGATGACAGGGACATCAGTCGCACTGGTGGACTGGTTCAGTGTCGAAACAGTCGTGTCATCCGTCCGGCGCTTGATCTTCGACTCGGCAGGACGACGGGTATGAACCGTATCTCCGAACTTGGCAATCTCGCCCTCGAAGCTACGATGCACCAAATTAGCTACGACCATGTTCTCGTACAAGATTTCCAGAGCCTCGCGCGCCCAAATTTCGGGAATGAACGCATCATTGCCGGTAGCGCCAGCGGGGCCGTAGCACGCGAACTGAACGGGGGCTTCAAACTTACTCATCTCTACTCTCCTAGGAAAGGTTTGTTGTTTACAGATGTTCCCCACCTAATCCTGTACAAGGATTGATGGTAAACCCAAGCTATCTACCAAAGATCAACTCGGGATTCGTTTTGCGTAGTTTGCGATAGTCGGCTTGACTCATGTTCTTCACGTCAATCTTGCCGTTCGCACCCGGCGTTGCGCCGGTGTCTTTGCCGAGGCCCGAGACCACATTCGCTTTGAACAAATTGGACCATTCGGGCTGATCTCGCAGTTTCTTCACGGCGTCGGCAGGTGTCATCTTCGTTGGCTTCCCTTCCACCTCAATCTCCACCATCACTTGAAACTCGCCAGTTGGTTGCCCGGCAGCGTCCATCACCGCAGCCAACTCAGTCTTCGGACGCAGCAGGTCGATCATCTGGCGAGCGTTGAATGCGTCGTTCTCGACGGCAGCCGCTTGCAGTTCGCGCGAGATGCTGGACTCTTTGTAACGAGTCTCCCACGACTTTGCGTTCTTTTCGGCTTCCGTCAGCTTTCCAGTGTAGGACTCTTCCAACTTCTTCTTGTCCTTCGCGGCCTTCTCCTTCTCACTGAGAAGCTGCGTCTCAACTGCGTCCAGCGAGGACCGCAGATTGTCACGCTCTTGTTCGGTCAGATTCTTGTTGGAGAGCAGGTCGTTATACGTCTTTTCTTGCTTCTGCAACTCGGCACGCAACTGTGCTTTGTACTTGGCCTCGGTCTTGCGGCGGTCTTCGGCAACATACCGATTCACTTCTTCTTGCGTCCGATAAACTTTACCTTCTTCCTTCGATGCTTCCTTGGCGGCTTCCGCAGCGGCAGCTTCCGCAGCGGCAGCTTCTTCAGGAGTCGGGTCGTCGTAACATGCCAACTGAACGGGGCTCCAATACTTGCACAACATGAATCAATCCTCACACCCAGGTTATCTTAGGTTCATTGTGCGTCCGGGTCCGCACAATACCGCCCAGTCAAAACGACTGGTTTACGACACTCGACTCAGATTCACTTCATCACTATCACGCAGGAACGGAAGGAGCAATCGCCATGCTGGGGCGCTCGGGACTCCATTCAAAATGTGCTCAACTGGTACTTGGTCTCTCGCATAGCTCGTTGCAACGGACGCATACCGGCTGCTCGACACTGCTAGGGCTTCAAGCTCCATTTCTGGGTCTCGACCGTCCAAGAGTGAGTAAGCAATCTCATAGGTCGCTCGCTCGATCTCTTCTGGCACCTCCGTGTCGTCGTCACGCGGGAACTCCAACTCTTGAGCCGCTTCGGCCGCTTTTACGTCAGCGGCGGTCGCACTTGGACTCGCTAGCAGGAGTGCGTAGACCGAAGCCTTATAGCCTTTGAACGACAACGCATTGATGATTTGCGTTGCAGCCAACAGGGCTTTCGGCCTGTCCGCGACTACAGCGTCGTCCCACGCCGTTGCGTGGAGACGATTGGCAAAGTAGTCTGTCGCCCCAGCGATACTTCCGTAGTACGTGTTGTTCATCACTCAGAAATCCAACTGAATTTGCACCCGTCGCTTGCTTGAGCCGTCGAGGCTACTGTCACGGTCCCGTCAGGATCACCCTTGATCGACTCGGTGACGGTAACGGTCAGTGTGTTACCCTTGGCCGTCTCTTCGACGCCAATCGTGAGGTTCGTGCCTTTTTGATTTTCAACGACACCGATCGTCAGGTTCGCTCCCTTTTGCGTTTCAACAACGGTGATCGTCGCTGGGTCGCCTACCAAATTTGTATTATCCCCGGTGATCGCGCTAACGTCAGTCTTTGCCAAAGTTCCTGTAAACTCGACAGCCCACTCAGGAGTGGTGCCGGTCACAGCCACATTCCCAGAGCCCACGCTACTAAGTGCGGCCAACTCCGCTTCAACCGTGGCGGCTGCTGCGTCGTAGGCAATTGCGACCGTGGTCTGAGCGCCGTAGGTCAGTGTGAATGTTCCACTCGTTACGCCATTCAATGTGATCGTTTGTGTCTCATTCACACCGCCAACACCAGTGATCGTAGCAATGTCTGTCTTGGCTAACGCGCCTTGGAACGTGATCGCATAAGGGCCATCGCCTACAACGGCAACATTACCGGCACCAATCGCCGCGATTGATTCGAGAGCGGTTTGCAAGTTGGCACCGCTCACGTTATAGGCAAGAGCAGCGGTGTCACCAGCGGCACCGACCGTCAGCACCATCGTAGCTCCAGCTACACCACCAGATACCGTAACCGTCTGGGTTTCATTGGCACCACCGACGCCAGTAATCGCCCCAACGTCGGTTCCGGCCAACAGACCTTTGAACTCAACCGCGTAAGGGCCTGTGCCAGTTACCGAAACGTCACCCGGCTCGATACCGTCGAGAGCTTCCAGAGCGTCCTCAAGGTCCGCCGCCGCTACGTTGTACGCAAGTGACGCCGTGGGATTGCCGCCCCACGTCAGCACCATCGTAGCCCCAGCAACACCGCCACTCACGGTGATAGTTTGAATTTCGTTCTTGCCGCCGACTCCGGTTATCGCTCCAACGTCGGTGTCAGCCAAGTCACCAATGAACTCGACGTTGTAGCCACCCGCTGCCGCTGTCACCTCGACGTTACCTGCGCCAACGCCGGTGAACGCTTCCAACGCTGCTTGAACCGCTGCGGCCGACGCTTCGGCTGCCAATGGGTCAGTGCTCTCCGCTCCGAGCGTGTAAACGATCGTATCCCCTGCAAGCTCGTCAGCGATCGCAATGTTCTGGACTTCGTTTACAACGTCGCCAACCAGCAAATCAGCATCCAGACCTGCCAGATCACCAACAAACTCAACCGTGTATGGCCCACCGGCGTTGCCCGTCACGTCAACATTACCGGAACCGATCGTGCTCAACGCACGTAACGCGGTTTGCACCGTGGCGGCAGCCGCATTCTGGGCCAGAGCAGTTGTCGTCTGACCCTTGTACGTCAGCACCCACTTGCCACTTGCATTGAGATTGGCGAGCGTGACGGTTTGAGTCGCGTTGTTGGCTGAGACTGCGACCACGTAGACCTGATGGATGTCCGTTACCGCAATGTCAACTGCCTCAGCAGCGTCCAACTCAAAGCCGTTGGTCGGACTGACACCTACGTTACCAACGTAAATCAATCCGGTATTAGCCGAATTCGCTCTGATCCTGATTCCTTTGTAAACAGCGTCCGGCGCGTAACCGGCCGCAACAATGGGCTTGGCCTCTGCGTCAACCTCACCACTACCCACAAAAAAGGAATCAACTGCTGAGCGGTTTATGTCAGTCATTTATCTTGGCTCCTTCGCCACGTTCGTTTTTCTGCGTTGTATCTTGGTTAGTGACATCCGTGGCAGCTTTACGCTCCTGCTTACCGGCGTCGGGATCGGCCGACAAGTCGGGCACGCCTCTCGAAGCCGGATCGCTCTTATTGACGCCTTGGGCTTCCGCGATTCGGGCTACGCGGGCAGTATGATCTTTCTGGGCCTGGATGTACTCGTCCTTGTTGAACCCCAGAGCCATTGAACCAGTTTGTTCGCCACACAGACCCTTCTCCACGGCACTGATAATCGTGTCAGGATCACTCGTCGTGTACGGGGTCTCTTCGATTTCCTTATTGATCTTGTCAATCGTGTCAACCGAAACTTTTCCACCGAGGAGAACTTGGACAAGACTCTTAGCGATTTCTCGCTTCACGGTCTGTCCGGGAATCTTGTTCATCAGGCTCGACAGTTCAGTTGACTCCTTCACACGGTCAGCGTCGGTCTTCAGCGAATACCGATCGGGGTAGCGAATAATCGGAACTTCACGCTTCGACTCTGCTTTCTCTTCATACGCCGACCAGTATTCCGCGATCTTTCTCTCGGCGTTTTCCAGCACCAGTCCGATGTAGGACAAACCAGCTTCGAGTCCTTGATTGTCAACTTGCTTCGACTCAGCACTCGCCCGTGTTGCCAAAGTCATCACAGCAAGATTGACGAGCGAGCGTATGTCGTCCTTCAAACTCTGCTGCAATGCCATCGACGCTTGAAGAGGCTCGGGTGACGGGTTGATGAACGCCGGTTGATCCGAGTTCTTCCCGTAAGTGCGACCTACTGTGACGCCCACCTTTATATTGCGGTCAGATGCACCTTGACCGCCAGATGTTGCTGTCCCATCCGTCGCGGCCTTCTTCAGGTGCGAGCCTGCCGCTAGTCCATCGTCCTGCTCGACGTAAAACGGGAAGTTTGCCTTGAGGGCATAGTTCACGTCGCTGCTGACCAAGTTCAACAGCGCGATTTGATGGTCACACACGCTCTTGATGAGCGAGTCGCCGATGTCTACCATCACAAACGGAATCTTCTTCAACTCAAGCGTTGTGACCGTGCCATACTCTTTGCCATCTTTGTCATAAAACTGAGCGTGAACCCGGTCTTCTTCCAGCCAGAGTCTTCGGTACCGCTCGACCGTTGCTATCGGCAGCAACGTAGTTCCATCGAACTCCAGTCCAGTGTCCCGCAAGAGCAACGCTTGAAACTCAGAAGGTTCGTCCGACCGAGTGGTGTAGCTCAGGATGTCTTCGATCGCGTAGCTGTAAAGATATGGCTTAACCCCGGCCGCATCACTCAATGTTGGGCCAGTCAGAACTGGGTTATCCACGAAAATCCCAACCCGACCCATGACCAACAACTCAGTCAATGCCTTCATTCCAATGAAGGCATTCATGCTGGCACCGCGACGATCCACGCCACCACCCAGCCCGGACACCGCATTCTGATAGTTCTTACTTCCACCGGAACGCACGATGTCTCTCATGCGTTGGAAGATCGAGTTGCGAATCTCGTTGATGGCTGCTTTCGCAAAGCCGGGTATCGGAGAAATCTCAAGCCGGGCGTTGTAGTCCTCGGTGTCTTCGCGCAGGCTGAACTTCTTCAGGTATGTAGTCCTGAAGTCGTCGGAGGCATCGTAAGTGAGCCTCCACTTCTCCCAGTTCATAGCAGACTGGGTGTAGCCAGGATAACGATAACGAATTATTGGTGTGTCTAACATTACAACAACTTGCTTATCGTTCTACCTGTTGACAATGGAGCGAACTGCAACGCAATTTCGCTGTAACACAATGCGTGTGCAAAGTGGTCGGGTCCAGTCTCTTTGTATACTGCGTGAGGGTTCCCGTGTTCATCACGTTCGTAAGTCCTCACCAAACTTTTAACGTGCTCTTTGAACGCTGCGGGAATATCTCGCGGCAAAATAATCTTTGGGGGATTCGCTTTGAATCTTCCCAGTGTTGAGGACAGCCACGAGGCACGGTCCACTGTGTGCATCGGAGCCCCTGTGTCCTCTTCCGTTGTTGCTATCTCTTTCGCTTGCTGACCGCGCCGGTATCTCGAAACACCCGCGTATCCTTGGAACCTTCGACAAAACCTTCGGGCCTCGTTTATTTGCGGGTCGGCGTCAAGAACCGCGTACAAAACTTGCCACTCACTCATCAACTGGTCGAGAAAATCCCACTGTTCTTCCAAAAACGTTCCGACCCACAAGACCTTACAGACCGCATCCGCACTCAAGTCAAGGTGGGAGGTGTCCCCCAGCAGCCACTCACATATCGTGACGTAGCTCGTCTTTCCTTGATCGCAGCCCAACGTAATCAGTTTCTCACCGCCGCGAGCCGGTCGCACGCCGTTCATCGTGTGTGAGCCGATTGTTGTCTCAATCATCTCCTCCGTGACTTGGGCTCCGTCTCCTACAAACGGACGGCCGAGTTTTGAGTTGTTGAACTCCTTGGCCGCAAACTCGTCTCCGTTTCCTCGGAGATAAGCCACCACCAACTCAGCAGCACTAACCGTATAGCTGTAAAGCTGATTGATGTGAAAGCCGCGAACATCCTTGCTTCCGTTCGGTGCCGTAACTTCCCACTTGCCGCTTGCCAAAAACCTTGGCTTATCCTCTTGGTGTAATCTGGCTTTGCACTCTTTGCACTTCAAAAACGATTCTTCGCACCTCGGATCGGTCGGATGTTCCCCGACGATCTCCACGCAATCAGGCCACACGAACTCGGTCCACTTACTGCATGACGGACACTGGAACATGAAATGCTCCTGTGTCGATCCCATGTACAGTTTATGAATACCGAAGTTGGGAATCGTCGGTGTCGAGATGCCCCAAACGTGTTTGTGTATCTGGCCGCTCAATCTTTCGAGAGCGAGCCATATCTGTTTCTCTTCCATCTCGTCCACTTCATCCAAGATCAACTCAGATGCAGGGATGTTCTTGAGATTGTTGTCCCCTCGTGATCCACTGATGTACAGGCTATTGGCTCCAGCCTGCTTCATGTCGATCGAATTCGTGTCGGTGAACATCCGACAGATGTAATCGCTCAGAGCCAGTGCTGTTCCGAACCTCCCTCGGCTAAACTTACTTGCTCCTTTTGCAGTCGGCATCACATAAAGCACGTCTCTCTTCAACACGTCAAGCGTGTAAAGTGCCCTATTTATAGCTACTTCCGTGACTCCGAGTTGTGCCCCCTTCATGCAGTAATTGAACCCAGCCCACGAGTCGTGCATCTCTCGAACCCACGGGTGGTGGGTCCAAGAGTAAGGGCCCGGGAATGGATCACCCATGATCCTTCTCTTCACCGCCCAGCGCGAGCAAGATGTCAAAGAGCGGGTAGTGAGTCCACCATTGAGCGTTTGAAGAAACGTGCTACTTGGAGTCAACAGTTGCTTCGGCACATACTTTGGCATACTCTTTCACCCATCGTAGTACCGCATCAACATCATGTGTCCGTCTTCCTTGAAAAAAGAAAGTTGGAACACTCGTCACCCCGTATCGCTTAGCGATTGCAGGGGACTCGTTGATGTCGTAACGTATGATGGTTAAAATCCCCAGAGTTTCAATCTGGTCAATGGCTGGTTTCGCGGCTCGGCAAGGTCTGCACCAAGTCGCGCTGAACACAGTTAGAACTGGTTTCACTTTAACCGGAGTCACCAACGGTGCAGTCGTCATCGGTTGACAACCAAACACAAGTAAAGCCAGAGTCACGACGCAAGTCGATTTCAACATTCGGGAGAACTTTCATTCGGGAACCTGAACTAAACTTAGATACTGCACGGCTTTAGTGAGTCCATTTAAGTCGTCACCTAGAAATCCAATTCCCGTATTACACTTCTGACAAAGCAAACCACGCACCCTACCAGTTGTGTGACAGTGATCTACAAGTAATTTTCTTGTACAGCCACAAACTGCGCACACACCACGCTGCTTATCCTTGATTGTTTCAAACTCAGCCAGCGACAAGCCGTACCTAGCTTTGATATTTCTTGCACGCTGCCTCACTGGACGCGCGTTTTCGCGTGTGTTAATTTCTTCTCTGTGGGCTTTGTTATACGCTCGGTTACGCGCTTTAACTTCTTCCTTGTGGTCTTCGTAATACTTCTTACTACGCGCAAGATACTCGTCCTTATGTGCTTCGTAGTGAGCCTTATTAGTCTCGCTTCGCAGCAAAGTATTACACATTCATTTGTTCCGTTACGCCGGGCGGGACTTTCACCCGCACTTGACAGTGTTGTCCACCTGCCTCTTTAATTGGGCTACCGGCGTTATGTTTACAAAACTGCAACTACAGCGGCTTTTGCAGCGATAGGCGCAACAACCTTAGCGACCTCAATCGCAACTTTCTTCGCTTCGTTGAGTTTAGCTTCGACGAGTGCTCGTCCTTCGGGACTCGTGAGCTTGTTGTCCAGCATCCGGTTAAAGGTGCCCTCCAACTCACAAACGATCGCTTCGTTCCCCGCTTTCACGACGGTGGCAAAATCCTTGACAGCAACAAAAATGTCGTCCACGTCACCAACGACTGCCTCTTCCAGCGCCTCGGGCAAACGACGCAGGCCGTGCTCACGAAGGGTGATTGCCAATGACTGCATCGACCTCTTCAACTTCGAGACATCCTTCTTCACACCGAAAAGTTTCTTGCCGATCCACTGACCAACAACGAAGCACGCAACGGCTACACAAACCCAAACTAAAACCTGTACCATGTCACGCTCCCTTTTTTGAATTCTCTAAATAACGGATTGCACACCTAAGGCGGTCAGGATAATCGTCTAACAAACCTAACGCGGCGTTACACTTGTTACAAAGTAGCCCTCTAACCAGCCCGGTTGAGTGACAATGATCTACAGACAGTCTCTTACCACTTTGCTTCCGTCCGCAAATCGCACATTTACTCTTCTGACGCTCTTTAAGTTCCTCGTACTCTTCTTGTGACAGTCCGTATCGCTGCTGTAAGTGCTTCAGCCAATGATCTTCTTTATCAATCGCTGTTCGTGTTGCCCACGCAAGCTTTCGCTTCGCGCGTATCTCGTCACGATGCTCGGCCCTATACGCCTGCCTTTTAGGTAGAATCTCGTCCCTATTTGCTGCATAATGGGCTGCCCTTCGTGCGTTTAACTCGTCCTTATGCGTGTCCCGATAAAGTTTCTGTCTTGCCTGAATCTCTGTCTTATGCTCAGCATAATATGTTCGCCGTTTCGCTTGTATCTCTTCTCTATTCGCTTTTGCATACAAGCGTTGACGCTCGTTTCTTCTTTCATTAGACATTGTACAGGATTAGGCGGTGTACTATTGGTAGTCTTTACTTGGGGAATACGAGCCCAACTACATCTATTTACCCGAGTGGTATTTCTTCGACGCTTGAACCTGCCCGAGAACACCGCCGACAAATAGGGCGACACAAGCGATTAGAGGGAGCAAATTAGGCAACTCATCAACAGGCTCCAATACAGGGGCACCACCGTTGTCAAGAGGTTGAGGTTCAGGATCGGTGTCTGGTACAACTGGCTCGGGTGTCGGTTCGGAGTCCTTCTTATTGTTCCGTCGCCACGGAAGCCACTCTTCGCTCCCGTTCACAGCGCTGGCGATCGCTGCATAGAGGCCCTCACCTGTCATGGGAATGTTATCTCCGGCCGCTTCAAAAATAGTTGAGCCCTTTTCATTCTGGACTCGAACCATTGGTAGTGTCTTGGTATTTGGTGCATACCGATCGGCGTAGATCGGATCGCTCGGCGTAACAGGATGGAACATCACTTGAGCTTTGAGTTCCTTCAAGCGTCCGTTGTCGAACCAACCGAGAATCGTTTGGTAGCGTTCGCCCTGGCCGACTACACTAACGTGCCACTTGCTCGCATCTTCAGGAAGCTTGACGACTCGCTCTTTGGCATTGACGCCATAGTTTGTCTGCGCATACAGTGGTGTCACAGTCAAGATCAACAACAGACTAAGAAATACTCGACTCATTGTTTGACTCACTGAGGTAATGGTGCGGCCGGGCAGTACACAGGCGTCACAGCCCAACCGTAACTTGCTCGCCATTCCGCCAAGAACGTAGCTCGGGGAACGACGATGAAACTCTCCACTGCGTTATTGTCAAGTAAGTACGCAAACTTCTTATCAAGTCCGACCAAAGTGACCATATGTGAGCCACCCATCACAGTGACCCCGCAGCCGCGACGAGTCCTTACTGCCCACTCCAAGAACCGAATGTCACCGCTGATCGTCTCAGCAAAACGCATCCCGTTTGCCTCGAACTTCGCGGCAAGACTTTCCGGTCCCTGCCCGTTACTGTACTGACTTCGCCACCGTTCGGCCATCTTGTAGCGACCTTGCCAGCGAAGCAGGCTGATCGTCGAGGCGATGACGCAGGAACCTTCTCCCTGACTCCCGAGCCAGTTCGACTGTCGGGCTGCCTTTGGGACGTTGACAACAGGTCGCTCGGCTGTTGCAAGTGTCAGTCCAATAATCGCAGCGAGGAGATACTTCATTTGTACTTGTTGTAGACGCTTACGGCGTACTTATGATCCTCGAATTCGCCGTAATACTTACCCCGCACCGACACCCGCCACAGACCTGTTCTCTCATTCCACCAAGGGCCTTTTCCGCGAGACTTCCCTTTGTCGAGTCTTCCTTGTTTTCCTTCTTCAAAATTCTCGCGTTGGTTGTTCAGCGGGCTTCCATCCTTGTACCTCACTGAGACGCCTGCTTGACTCTCAATGAACTCTCGCATGGAAACCAGCCGTCCGTCGATCCGTCGCTTCGCATGTCCTTGGTGAAGGTGCCACTTCCACTGACTGAGGAAGCCGTAGTCCTCGTCGCTGATCTGAGTTTCTTTTCCTTGGCTGAGAGAAAGCAACTTCACTTCAACCTCAACGGCTTCAGAACAATCTCTCTTCGTCGTAACCGACGTACCAGACGATTTGGGTTCCAACGACTCGCGTTGTCAGTCGGGCACAACCCGATTGTCGCCAGCGCCGCCGCCAGCCATTCGCTACAAAATATGCTTGCCAAATCCTGGTGTCGGAACAGTGACTCCACCCATGAAACCGACCGCATCGCTCCCAGAGAGTCGTAAGGCTTTCCAAGACTTTGAACGAGGAACTGATTGAGCCTTGCGGCTTCGCTCGGGTACAGTTCCCGGTACAGCGGATAGTGCCACACCTTACCCTGATAGGCTTCGACAACCTTCGCAAGCGTGTGTGCCTGCGTACCCTTGATCGGCTTCCCCATTATTTCACAGGGCAAGTTGTCTAAAGTCGTTGACTCAAACAGATACAGCCGCCCTTGGTGCTCACCGAGAATACCAACATGGCTTAGGTTCACTCGCGGCACGCCCAAGGTGACGACATTGATGAAGTCGCTGAGCAGTCCTTTGCCTGAGAAACCGATGATGTCGCCGACTTTGAGCATGTTCTGTATCCTTATGTAATAAGGCAAAAAATCGTGATTTTTAACCAATAATTCTCGAAATTTCCAAAAGAAAAGGCACGCCCGTTTGGACGTGCCTTTGAAGCAATTCATTGATGAATCAAAAGTCTACTTGGTCTCCTCGTTTGCCGCGTCATACAATGCTCGAAGCCGCTCGATCCAAACGAGTAGGTCGCCCTTACGGAATGCCTTTCGCTTATCCACGCCGGTCCCGGCAAAGAAGAAACGAACCTCAGTTCCCTGCCCCGTCCTCTTCGAGATTTCAGCTTGCATCCACATATCCTCGTTCTTCAACCCTTTGAAGGGCTTGTCGATCAGCCGGACGCCCCAATCGTGCTTTTCACGTTTCATTTCGTTTCCTCGGTTTGACACCTCTTGCCCTTTGATAGAGACGAATCAATGTTGGTCGGTTGAACGGTAGTCCCGATGTACTACGGTGGCCGTCCCTGTTAAGCTGCTCAGCAATCTCGTCCCATGTCTTCTCTTGACTACGCATGATCTCGATCTTAGCCACAACGGCCGCGTAGGCCCGCCTGGATCGCTCTGTGCGAGCTTTGGCTGCGTTGGCTGATCCTTTCAAGGCCCCTGCCACACAGCGTCTATCGTTGCGGTGATGGGCTTTAGCGAAGCCCATCTTAGCCTTGGACCCGGACATAGCGTCCCGCATTGTGCTGGACAGATTCCGCACCCATTCGACCGCGAAGGCATAGTGCTGGGCCACGTTCTTGTCGCACAGGACGCAGTCCGTATCGAACTCCACCCTTGAATCCGTGAGTACCCTCAAAAAGGACGGACTCCGGGTAAGTTTACCAACATTGAGAATCTGCAAGGGTTGTCGCAATGACTTAGCTTTTTCAATCGCCTTTATCAGCATGGGCCAAGACTCTTTGCGAAGTTCAACGTGTTCAACAAAGAGATGATCTTCCCTCACCTTGTCTTTGATTCTCTTCTTCACGGCTGGGCTCAGGGTCTCGAACACGGAGCAGGCGAGATTTTCTACTCTCTTAGGGGTCTTGACACCCTTCTCGGATTTTCTTAAACTATCAGTACCTCTAACGAGGTAGTAGAACACTTTCATGGTTTGGTTCTCCCGTGCCTATAGTACGCCACCTTATCAGGATTGTCAAATGATTGATCTGCAAAACGATCTAATTCAAGCGTTTAGGGGCGGTACATCGTACCATCCGGCCTACGAAGGTCTCAACCTTGTGCCCGAGGACGGAACGATTACCGCGACTTCTCACAACCTTGAAGCCTTGAACCTGCCAGTCTTCGGTATTATCGGCTTTGCAGGCCGGGTGCTGATAGTCTTCAAGACGGGGTTGATCTACTACGCCCGTGGTTTCGCAGTCGGAGCGCGTACCGAGAAAGCGGCCGCACTCGCAAAATACCTCACAGAACACACGGATGGCGACTGGACCACCCAGTATGACGAGATGCTCGACGTAGTCTCATTATGGACCGTTGACGGACCTGTCCCGCTACCACCCCCTACAGAGAGGGACTTTGATCGTAGTCGGAAGTGGGGCTCTTGAGGGCTCCCGTGACGATTCGCCGCGTCAACTAACGGGTGGTAAGCGACCCTCCGGTAAATTCATAGGCCAAATACCGGAATAACCGATAAATTTCTACCGGGGTTAAGTCGTTATCTATCAACGACTTAGTGCGGGGGGTGTCAGACCCCTGATAAATCCACTTTTTGTAGTTAAGTCGTTATCTAGTAACAACTTAACCCTCGTCGGTAGGAATATTTCTATCGTCCTATTATACTTATCCGTGTCTGTTATATTTATAAATATATGTATTAAATATATTTATAGTTATAACGTGTATAGTAGAGAGTAATAGCGGTAGAAACGTTTTCTACCGCCTGAGTTGGAAACCCCTTGTCGGACCTTGACTTAACCCCGGTAAAAATGCAAAAAGTGGATTTATCAGGGGTGACATACCACTCTGTAGTAGTATACCTAATTTTCGTGTAAGTTCTTACAAATTATCAAGTTAGGTGTCTGTTTGGTGGCGGTAGATTTGTTCAAGATTTACCCCTCCGGTGAGATTCTTTAATTTCTCGACGATTTACCGTTAAGAGAGGGTGTTGTTTGATGCCGCGTATTTATAACTTTACGGGGTCTAAACTGGCTGGAGCCCGCGACGATTTGCCGCGTCAAGGACCGAGACGGGATGCCAGACCGATGTCGAAGCAGCAAGGCCAAACGATACTTTATAAACTTGGTCATCATTGGTAAATTTGACCCTCCCCACCCGCTTGGAGGTGACCAGAGGCCACCGGAATAGATTACTAGTCTATTCGGTTGTTTGATACAAAGTATTGGTATTATTGGAGTTATGGATTATTGGATTGACGTTTTGTCCTCAGAAAGTGGGGACAAGTCTAATGGAGGGTAGAAAGTGTATCATTTTGCTACACTACAATGGGGATGGTATAGAACGCCATAGTGGCGGATACTATATCTTGTATGTTGCGTTGCAAAGCATACAAGATATAGTGGTGTAGTCATTATGACGACACTTTGGCGGGGTCTTATAACCGCGCGTGAGCGATTCCCAAGCATTGAGACATTTTTGCCGTAACTCCTTTAATACCAAGTGTTTATAGCTACCTGTTTACTATGTACGTTATGTACATAATGTACATAATGTACATAATGTACATAATGTAGTCACATTGACTACAACTGCCATTATGACAGTCTGATAGTATTAGGGTAGCTTATGTTGTGTGGTCGGCCGGTCGGTCGGCCGGTCCCTTGCCTTGCCTTGCCTTGCCTTGCCTTGCCTTGCCTTGCCTTGCCTTGCCTTGCCTTGCCTTGCCTTGCCTT